TGGGCGATTTGAGTTTTGGTGCGATCTACACGAAATCGACCTGTACTGTCTGGGCACGACCCAAAGCGGGGCGCCAAAGCACCCGTTGGCGCGTGGGGTTCACCGCATTCCGGCCGACCAGCCGCTTACTTTATGGCGTGCGCACTGCGGCTTTTAACCGAGCCGGCCGATCTGCCAATGCGGACCGTCGAGAAATGCCGTTCGTCCTTTGGCGCGCCGACGGTCCGTATATGCGTTGACCGCACGCTTGACCGCCTCGGGCGTCGAGCCGTCCCAATGGTTCGCCCACAGATCCCAAACGCCCCCGTAGTTGAGCTTGTCCTGGACGCCTTGCTTGTCCGCTGCGCGCCAGACGGCCGACGCAATCGGATAAATAGCGTCCCAATCCCATTGGGCCCGCCCGTCGATCCACGGCACCAAGTCGACCGCATGGCCCAGGAAGCCGGGCTCGACCAGCACCTGCAGCCGGTCGGGCGCGGGAATGTGCATCGAGTCGAGCGTCTTCGACGTGCCAGCCGCAACCAGTTGTTTCTGGCGCTCGAGCGTCCGCACGCCTTCGTACACGGTGAAATCCTGTTCGGTTAGCTGGATCGCCCGCTTGACCACCGCGACCAATACGGGATGCACGCCGGCGAGATTGGCAAGCGACTTGGCGCCGAGGGTGTACGTCATGCGTTGACCGCTCCGTCAATAGCTGTTAGGACCGAAGGGTACTTTAGAACCAACCAAAAGGGAATTACGCCCGTGCACCACGACACCGACTTCGAAATTGACCGTCGCAATATCCTTCGGGACGCGGCGATCGTCGATGCCGCTTGGCGCATCGTCGAGTTGAATGGAATCAACGCCCTGACGCGCAGCGCGATCGCCCAGGAAGCCGACGTGTCACCGGCCAGCGTGTCGAACTTCGGGCGCGTCCGGCTGACCCGCGGCGAGCATGACCGGATCGGCTACCGTGAACGCGTTTTGGCCGCCGTGATGAAACGGGCCGTCGAAAAGTCCGACCTGCGCATGATGCGGATCGGGCTGGTCGATGGGTGCCTGTCGCTCGACGATGTGCCGGCCGGGCTGCGCGCGTCCGTCCGCATCTAACCGAACCAAACGACCAAGGGAGACCGACCGACATGACCGAACCGAACTTCACCCCCGGCGCCATCTTTACGCGGGACAATCCGCTGTGCGACGTGTGGCCGCCTTCGTGGCTGCGGCCGCACACGAAAATCGAGTACCAGCACCGTTGCGAGAGCGATGGGCGCTGGGGACCGGCTAATCACGGCGCGTGGACCGATGCCGACTGGAAGTGCGCCACCGCCATCCGTCTCGACGCCTCTGACATCGTATATCGGTGCATCACTTGGAACGAAGCGCATCCGGACCGCCCCCCCATGTGGCCGTGGTACTTGCGCGGTCAATGTCCGCCCGATTGGGCGTACGGGCGCGTGCTGTTGAGCGACGGCACGACAGCTGGCGTTGTGAGTACTTCCGGCTATTGGACAGAGGGCTACGACGGCGTTTATGTGATCGGCTACCAGCGCCGCCCCACCACCAGCCTTCCCGAACCGGCAGAGGAGGGGAAGCCGGAGCCGTTTGGCTACTGGGTAGAGCAGAAATACGCCGATCCGGTGTTGCTGCGGAAGCCCGCGTACATCCCAGAGCCGAGCGACCTGCGCACGGTCACGCCGCTGTACGCCAAACCCATCGAAGGCAACGAGTTCGTCCCCGCCTATTCCGCTGTAGAGACGGCCAAGCACTACGCAGAGCTTGCGGGCATGGTCGCGGTGACGCCTGTAACCCGTGGAGAAGCGGCGCGGTGGTGGCTGCAGCAAGAGAGGGGGTATCGGGACCTGACGCGGTTCCTAGACCATCTCGGCGTTATTCGCCCAGATCCATCTCCCCTCGACCTCGCCAAGGCAGCCCATCCTACCATCTCCCCGGAGATCGTGGAGAGCATCGCGGCTATCGTGAAGGGAGAGGCGAAATGATCCACGCATTCAAGGTTGCGGTGTTCTGGCTCGCGCTGTTCGCCATGGTTGTCGCTGGCAACGTAGCGGCCAACCTTATCAAGGGAGCCATTCACCATGGATGATCTTCCCGACATCGAAGCCGAAGGCGAGCGTATCGCAAACGAGACGTGGCGCCATCCAAGCGGCATGTACCTGTGGACCGATCTTGTCGGCGCGATCCAGACGGCAATCGTCGAAGAACGCGAGCGGCACTTCCTCTTCACACAAGCCAACGGGATCAGGAATAGATTACGCTATGACACGCCGTACGGAACTGGCAAGTTTGAGTTACTAGACCCTGAGCCGGACAATCATCACAGCGCCTTGTATCTGGTTGATCCAACTGGAGCAGCTTTCAACATCTCATCCTGGGATGAAGAGGGTGTAGATATTGCCCGAGGGAAATGGATGGTTGCCGTCCTCAACGCGGCGCTCTCCACCTCGTCCGAGCGCATCTTCAAGATGGGGGAGGGCGCGAAGTGAGCGAGGAAAACACCTTGATTGGCCGCAACCTCTACGGGGCGGGCGATGCCGAAACAAAGGCATGGTTTGAGAAGCAGTGGAAGATTTGGCCGCGTCGCGCTGACCCCAAGCTGACCACCAACATCAGCCTCCACTACGGCGGCGTCTGCCAGTTTCGCATCGAGCATGGCCGTGATCCGGAAATGTCGCGGGACTTCCTCGGCTGCGTGAAGCAGCTGGACAAGTACGCCACCCTCTCCACCCATCAGGAGCAAAGCAATGCGTAATGACGTCGAAATCACAAATGTAGATCGCCAGGCAGCCCGCAATGTTCTGAGCCGTGGCGACGGCTGCTATGACCTTGCCGAGGACTTCGCCCGCCACCGCACCGAAGCAGTAAAGCCGCTGGTGGAGGCGCTGGAGCAAATCGCGGAAACCCCGAACGCCGGCTGGATGATCGCACGGAACGCGCTCGCAGCCCTCCGGGGTGTGCAGTCATGAACGACGATACGAACCAGCGGGCGCGGGAGTGCTTGGCGAATGCTGCAGAGCAGTTCGGCTGCAAGGAAGTGCCCGCCGCGCTCCGCGGTGGCGACATTGCCCTGATCAACAGCGACATAGCGATCTCAGCCATCACCTCCGCCAGTGAAGAAGCACTACGGGAGGTGGCGGAGAAGATCGATGCGCTTGAGCGGCTTTGGACACGAGTTTCAGACCAGCTCGACTACATCCCCGATGGCATGCACGCAGGCCTGGAGGATGCCGCCAGCGATATGGCCAACGCCTTCGATGCCCTCATTACTGGAGATGGTGAACGTGGCTAAAGGGGAGAGCGGGCGGCGGGTTGGCCGACCATCCGCGCCGCCGCCCTGTCCGTCGCGCGCAAGGGAGAAAGCGCTAGCCGACGGCTGGGCTTGACCGTACCTTAAAGACCGACCAACCGCAAGCATTGCACGCCTGCTTGATTAGTTCCGAATGTGGGGATACGTAGGGCGGGCGGCGCGGGTTTAGCGGACCCAGCAACCGCCCTAACCAATACCGATGAGGACACATCGCCATGGCTGATATTTCTCTACAGGCCTCGCATGGTCGTTGCAAGACTTGCTGCTTCTGGGCATCTTCGGTTTCCGATTTTGATAACATCGCGCAGTGCCGACGGTTCCCCCCGGTGCGTGTCAAGGCGCAGAACACCGGGCAATGGCCGCAAGTCAACCAAGCCGATTGGTGCGGTGAGTACGAGGCGCTCGTCTGATGCTTTGGGGAATGTATGACCGCGGGTTTTCATTGTTCCCGCTGCAACCGAATACAAAAAGCCCGGCGCTGAAATGGGAACCATACCAGACCGTTCGTGCGCCCGCGCCTCTCGTCGCTACTTGGGCTACGGGCTCGTTTAACACCGGCGTCGCCACTGGCGCCGTGTCGGGCGTGGTCGTGCTGGATTGTGACAACCTGTTGGCCCGCATTGCAGCCGAATCCCTAGGCATTCCGCCGACACTTACGATCACTACGCCGCGCGGCACGCACTTCTATTTCCAGCATCCTGGCTGGGTGGTGGTGAACCGCGCCGGCCGGACCTGGACGCGCGATCTGCCCGGCGGCGCCGTCGATGGATGGGATATCCGGGGCGATGGCGGCTATGTAGTCGGCCCCGGTTCATATTACGTGCCGACCGATGACGAACGCGCCAAAGGCAAGGTCGAAGGCGCCTATGCGGTTGAACTGGACGCGCCTGTCGCTCCGGCACCCGACTGGTTGCTCGCCCTGCTGATGCCACGTACGCATAAACCGCCTGTTGCCCCCAAAGAGTGCGACGAGACTACGGCGTACGGCCGGGCGGCGCTGCTCGACGAATGCGAAAAGCTGGCATCCGTTCAGGACCACGTCAACGACGCGATCAACATGGCGGGTTGGGCAATCGGCCAGCTGGTTGGGGGTGGGGAGATCCGCGCGGACGAGGCATTCGAAGCACTTGAGGAAGTGCTCTCTGGCCGCGGGCTAGGACATGAGTTCAAGGCGAACGATACTCTGCGACGCTCGTTCGACCAGGGGATTTTGCAGCCCCGCGGAGTCGAGCATCACGAACCCGTCACGCCTGAACAGGCGCTAGGCACCCGCACGCCCGCCAATGTTGCGCCGCCCCCGCCTTTGCCGTCGGCATATACGGGCGTGCGGGTACTGACCGTGGCCGAAGCGTGCGATTTGATTGGGCCGCCGATCCGTCCGCATATGGTGACGGCCGACAACATGCACCTCTATTTCGAAGGCTGCGTGTATGTCACCGAGCGCGACGAAATGTTCACGCGAGGCGGCTGGTTCATGAACCGGTCGCAGTTTGATCAGGTCTACGCAGGCCCGACGTTCAGCGCGACAATTGACGGTTCCAAGCCGCATAAGTCGGCGTGGCAAATGTTCAATCAGAACGAGCATGCGTTGCTTCCGAAAGTACTGGGCGTCGTCTTCCGGCCCGAATTGCCGCCGGCCGCGATCGTCGAAATCGAAAACGCGCCGTACCTGAACACCTATGTCTCGATCCGCACACCCCGCATTGAAGGCGACCCGTCCCCGTTCGTCAACCACGTGCGGAAGATGCTGCCGGATCCACGCGACGCCGACTTGTTGCTGCACTGGATGGCTAGTTGCGTGCAGAACCCGGGAGCCAAGTTCCAATGGTGGCCGGTCGTCCAAGGCGTCAAGGGCAACGGGAAGTCGCTTCTGCTCGACGTGATGACCGCGGCGATCGGCGACCGTTATTCGCACAAGGTGCGCGCGGAAAGCCTGACCAAGACCGGCAATCAGTTCAACGACTGGATCGTCGGAAAGCTGTTCCTGGGGTTCGAAGAAATCCACTCGAGCGAAGGCAAGCGCGATTTTGTCGAGGTGATGAAGGACACCGTTACCGCACGTCGTATCGCCACCGAAGGCAAGGGGAAAAAGCAGACCGTCAGTGACAATCGAGCGAACGGGTTCATGTGCACCAACCACAAGGATGCGTGCCCCATCGACGATGATGAACGCCGGTTCGGTATCTTCTATTGCGCTCAGCAAGACGCCGCGGACCTGATCCGGGACGACATGACCGGCATGTACTTTCCCGAGCTGTACGACTGGCTACGGGCCGACGGCTATGCCATCGTGACGAACTTTCTGGCGACCTTCCCGCTGCGCATTGAAATGGACCCCGCCCGCGGCCTTCAGCGCGCGCCGGAAACCACCAGCACGGCGGAAGCACGTATCGCCAGCCTCGGCATGGTTGAACAGGAAGTGCTGTACGCAGTCGACTCCGGTTATCCGGGGTTCCGAGGCGGAATCATCACGTTCGACGCAATGCGCGGGCTGGCCGACCGCATGCGCAAGTCGATGAACCCCTCCCGACTGTCGGCGCTGCTCAAAACCCTCGGCTACGTCAAGCACCCTGCGTTCACGAACAAGGGCCGGCCGAGCAGCGCGCTATCGGACGGGACGTATTGCCCTCTTTATTTTGCGAAGGGTCACGCCTTGCTTAATGAAATGGACGTCGTTGAGTTGGTCAAGGGCGTCGAGCTAGCGTTGATCGCGTCGGGGCCGCCGGCTTCAAACGTCATTCCGTTTCGTCGTTAAATTACTATAAATTTTATAGGCCGTCGGTATAAATTACCGGCGGCTTTTTAGTGCGTGAAGTAATTTAGCGTAAATTGGCGAAATTTAGCGCCCCACAGGTGTGGAGAGACTTTTTGTATTTTTTCAAACACTTAGCTGGTCGGCCCCACACCTCCCCCACTTCCCACACCTTTCAAACTCCATGCACATGTATGCATATGTGGGCGTGTGTGCGTGTAGTAGGCGAATGGTGTGGGAAGTGTGGGAAGTGTGGGAAGTAGAGTAGTGATCTATTGATTTTATTAGATATTTTAAGTCCCCACACCATTCTCCACACCTTAAATAGGTGTGTGGCGGACGGTAATTTATAATTTAGCTCGAATTTATCGTAAATTGGGCGAGATGGCCGGATTGGTTGGAGATTGATAAGGATTGTCCGCGGATGGGCTCACTACGGCTAGGCGGCAAGGACGTTTCGCGCGCGAGAATTGATGGTGCGATAAGGATTATCGTTGCGTGTTGACGGCTCCGCCGGCTGCGGCTAGTTCCAATCGCAGCGGTCGGGCTGTCAGTTAACTGGACAAGCTCCCGGGTTTCCGGACATTGTGGGTTCGAGCCCCACCGGTTCGGCCGCACAAATGTTTTGCCCGATCGTCTAACGGTAGGACTTCGGCCTTTGAAGCCGTCAATGCTGGTTCGACCCCAGCTCGGGCATCCACGTTGCCTCTCGCACGTAGGCGCGGTACATTGCCCGCATGACCGACCAGCCCGACTATGCCGACAGCATCGAAGCGAACCTGATCGCCGACTACGTGTCGGGCGGGAAGACGATCGCCGAGACATGCCGTCTGCTCGGTATCACGCGTCGACAGGACGTGTACGAACACATGGAAGAATCCGACCGGTTCCGCGACATGATGGAAAAGGCCCGGGCGGCCGGCGCCGATGCGATCGCCGAGGAATGCTTTGCCATCGCCGACGACACGACGTTCGACGGCACGGAGAAGCCGAACAAAGAATGGATCGCCCGGTCCAAGCTGCGCGTGGAGACCCGGCTAAAGCTGCTCGCCAAGTGGCACCCGAAGACGTACGGCGAGAAATTGCAGGTCGAGCAAAAAACCGCTACTGTCACTATACCCGTGAGTGACGACCCGATCGTCGCGCAGCGGGCGTACGAAGATTTGATGAAAGGCTAAGGGGCGCGCATGGCTTCGTTTCTCGACCCGACGCACGGCAACGTCGTCACGCCGGCACAGGCCCAGGCGAACCCCTCGGCATATCGCATGTACGACGCTCGCACGGGATCGAGCGTGGCCGTCACGGCCGTTCTGGCGAATCCGTCGGCCTATACCGTGTTGGACCTCGATACGGGCCGCGTGGCGAGCGCCACGACGATGTTCAGCGGCGGGGGCATCACGCTCGGCCCGGTCACGCTGTCCGGCTCGCTGACGCAAGGCACGGTCGCCTCGGGCGTCTCGTTGTCCGGCCTGACTGACGGCAGTTCCTATTCTTTCAACATTCCGGGCATTTCGGTTCCGAGTACGTCGGGAACGACTCGCAGTGTGGTTGGCACTCCGACCGCTTCGGGAGTTCTCAACGGGTTGGAGACGTTGCCCATTGCAACGAATAGCCCCAACCCTACCAACAATCTGGCAGTCGTCGCCTCGAGCGGGTTCGTCTTCCCGGCGCCCAGTCTCGCCAAAACGAACGGCGACAGCCGTACCGCCAACTCCGGTAGCCGCTTCTCGGTCAGCACGACCGGTCTTAGCGTTCGCAACGGTCAGACGGGCGTGACGATGCTCGGCTATGCGCAGGCCATGTGCGGTAACAAGTGGGTGTTCGGCGAAGGCTATCAGCACGCCGTCGGCGCGTCGTCGACCCAGGCACAGTTCGAGCGCGACAAGCAAACCTACATCGGCACGAACGCCAGTTCGCCCATCCCGGGCGTCATTTCCGCTACGGTAAACCCGGCCGCCGCGACGATCGGTACCGGCGCGGGCCCGACCGACGATCAGTGGTCGACCGGTTCCGATGCGGTCGCGTCGTGCCTGACGCAAACAGGCAAGCATATTTTCTCGGCGTCCGTGTCGGTCAATGACGTGGCGGCCTACTACAACACGCCCAGCACGGCCTACCAGACGCTGCGCACGATCGCCGCGATCGCCGATGCGTACGGCTCGGCCGGTAAGGTCTGGTACACCGGCAACGAGTTTCCCCGCGGCGACTCGTGCTTCCAGATGGAAAGCAAGACCGTCACCGGCGGCACCTGCACGGCGACCAATACCGCCAATTTCCAAGACGGCGAGAGCTTCGGCGCGGTCGGCGTAGTGGGCGTGTTCGCAAGCGGCGGTCCCCGCCCACTGACAAAGGTCGCGTCGGCGCCCGGTCAGGACCAATACACCGTGACGTCGGGTGGCGTGTACACGTTCGGCGGCACCGCGCCGACCACCGCGTACATCACGTACAACGCGACGCCGAACGGTGGGCGCGTGCTGACCGGCGCGCTCCAGCGCATCGTCAAGGAATGGTCGGAGTCGACCGCCGCCAATTACGTATCGACGGTCAACGGCGTCGATTATGGCCTGCCCGGCTTGCAGTACAATCGCCCCTGGGTGCGCGTGTTCGACTCGTTCAACGCCCAGCTCGACGTGTCGTCCGGGGCGCTCCAGACCTCCAAGCCCGGCACGATGGACAACCTCCAGCTGCACGGCTTGCACACGTCGTCGATCAACACCGGCGCGGCCCTGCGTACCAAGTTCAACGCCGACTATCCGAGCGCGCCGTCGCTCGACCGGAAGCCTTCTCTGAACAATTGGCAGGTCGGCCGTGGTACGGGCGCCACGACCGTGTTCACCTACACGCTCCCGCCGTCCATGCGCTCGGCCGCCACGGGTGGTCCCGTTCCGACGCTGGTCTCGGTCAACGGCACCGTCGTCGGCAAGATCGACACGACCACCGGCGCGATCACCGGCACCGGCATTGCGTCCGGAAGCCACAATTTCGTGACGGGCGTGGGCACGATCACGTTCACCGCCGCGTCGTCCGTGCCGGCCAACGCCCAACTTCTGCTTGAGCAGGATATCGGCAATTTCGATTATGCCGCGATGACCGATGGCACGATCGGCCGGAACATCATGATGAACGGTTTGATCGACCCGGCTGTGTTCGGCACCGACTGGAACGGCACGAACCTCACGACCACGACCGGCACGTCGACGATCGGCGGCGTGGCCAACAGCGCGATCCCCTTCGGCTGGCAGCTCGGTAACTCGGCAATGGCAACCGCGGTCACGAATGGTACGGCAACCGTGGCTGTCGCAAACGAAGTCGACGAGAACGGCTTCGCGCGGTTCGTAATGGAGGCGTACGGTTCACACACCGCGGTCACTGCCCTGCAGTTTTTCCAGACCTTGAGTTTCGCTGGTGGGCGCATGAACGCGGGCGATCTACTCATGAGCGGCGCCCAGATGAAGTATGCCAAGACAGCGTTCAACGGCCGAACCTATGGGCACACTGGCACGACGCTGAAAACGTCGTTCAACACGTCGGCGATCACCCGCAATTTCTCGGCCGGTCCGCTGTCGACCATCGTCGGCATCGATCATCAGATTTCCGACTCGGCCGCCGGTATCTACATCGACGACCAGTTCGTGACGCTTGCCGCGGCGAACAGCGCAGACAGCCTGTACCGTATCACGCCGCTGCTCGACACGACGGGCACCACGCCCAACGCGCCGCAGATCTTCATCAACATGGGCACCAGCGCGAATGTGCCGTTCGCCTATCGCCTGGGGATGGGCCGCGTTCAGGTCCGTCGCCGTAACGACCTGGGCGCCGCGTAAGGAAGCAGATATGACCCGATTTCTCGTAGCGCTCGCTCTGTTCGCCGCCCCGGTTTCTGCCTCGGCCGCTACGATCAAAGTCGGGTCGCTGGTGCAACTCACGGCCGCGCTCAGGACCGCCAAGCCGGGCGACGTGATTTTGCTGGCGTCGGGCAATTACGGTGCAGCGGCGCTCAATTCGCCGGTCAACCTGACGCTGCAGAGTGTCGACCCGTCCCGCCCGGCCGTGTTCTCTCGATTGACGATCAATAACCCGGCGGGCGTGTACATATCGGACGTCGAGTTTGCGTACGTGCCGCCGGCGGGCGAGACGATCCCGCAGCCGATGGTCCGGATCAACAACGGATCGAACGTCACGCTGGAACGAATCTATGCGCATGGGGTGATCGACGGCAATGTCACGACCGACCCGCACGGGGTGATCGCGGTAGGCGTAGACGGCCTGACGATCGCCAATTCGCTGTTCCTAGAGGTGAATATCGGCATCGGCGTAACGTCCAGCCGTAACGTCACGATCCGCGACAACGACATCAGCATGATCGGCATCGACGCGATCGAAATCCCCAATGTGGACGGGGCGTTGATCGCGTGGAACCGCATGTCGAAGTGGCGCACGGTCGGCGGGTATCATCCGGACGGCATTCAGTGTTGGACGACCAATTTGCCGGCCGCCTGCAAGAACATCCGCATCATCGCCAATCAGTTCATCGGTGACGCGAACCCAGCCAGCCCCTACCTTTACCCCCAGGGAATCTGGTTCGGCGACGAAGCGAACCGCGGCGACTACACGAACATCGAAATCGTCGGGAACTACATGCACTGCGTGAACTGGCACGCGATCAGCATGTACGTCACCCAGGCGCGCGGCACGGTCGTCAAGTTCAACCGGATCGATGCGTGCCCGGGCGTGACGCCGTGGATCCGGATCAATGACCCGGGCGCCGTGGTCGAGGGGAACGTAGCGCCCGTTTATTTTGTCAACAGCGCTGTCAGCCGCGCCCCGGCGGGGAATTTCTTCCCGACCAAATGACGGGCTATTGACGGCGCGGTCAACTACCGATAATCTCCCGGCATCAACAGGGAGAACCGACCCATGACCCAGACCCACATTCACCGCGCAGCGATCGGAGGCGGCGCCCTGCTCGCCTGGATCGCCCTGATCGCGCTGTACGCCTACGGCCTGCTCGGCTGGGGCGCACTGGTCGTTCTGCTCGCGATGTTCGTCTATTCCGTCCTGCGGCTGGAATGGGTCGCGTCGGGCGTCGAGTACGATCCGGCTGGCGAGCGCCATTATCTGCGGCTGATCGGCTGGACGGGCGGCGCGCTGGCGCTGGCCATTTTCGTGGTGTTGGGCTGATGTGGGGCCGACGTTCAGGCCATCGCGGGCCCGAAGGTTCGCTCGGTACGCCGCCGACTACGGGGTCGGTGGTCCATAAAGCGGACAATCCGTACCAGAAACTAATTGACCAAGCCGTCGCCGATCAGGCCGCTATTCGCAGTACCCAAGCTCGAGTCGCCCGTAGGGAACTGCGCGACCGGTTCGCCATGGCCGCCCTTCCCGTCCTGATCGGCGAGCCGGTCGAGTTCTGGCAGCGCGTGCAGGCGGGCGACGGCGAGGAAGTGACCGCGCTGCTCGCCAAGGCGGCCTATCGGATGGCCGACGCCATGCTCGCCGAGCGCGACAAATGAGCGCCGCCCAAAAGCATAGGCTGTTGAGGACGACCAGCCTGTCTGGCACGTCCGCTACGGATGAACGGGTCGCCGCCGCGGTGAACAATGCCGTCGGCTCGGGCAAATCTTGGAAGACCGCCACAGCGGACGAGATTTTTCGGGACGTGCAGGCCATGTACTTGGCGCTTGCAGGTGATCGTGTGCGGGACGCGCTCAAATGACCCGCCGGCTCCACCCGAATCCGCCCCGCCGCCAGTTCGACGATACGATCCGTCGGCAGTTGCGCGCGGACCGTATCCGGTGCCTCGTCCGCCGGGAAGGCGACGAAATGGCTTGCGCGTGCGGGGCGCGCTGGTCGCACGGGGAGGAACACCCATGAATATCGCTGACTGGTCGAAAGACCTGACGAACCGGCTGACGATCGACGATCCGTGCCGGGAGCCTCTGCCCGAGCTGATGGAAGCGGGCGACGTGGACGACCTGGGCCGCCTGTACACGCAGCGCGGGCTGTTCGTGACGTTCGGTCGCTTTTGGGTCCGTCCGGACCAAGCGCGCGCCGCGGGCTATTACGGTTGGCGGGACGTGGTTCTTGCCGGTCTGTGTGTCGTGACGACCGACAAGGACGGTGCGACGTTGTACCTGATCGAACGATGACCCCGCTCGATACGCGCGAATGGCTGGAAAGCGTGTACGCCACCGGCGGCCCCGATGCGGACCGGGCACGCGAGGCGCTCGAACTGATCGACGCCGCCCAGGACGATGCGGACGAACTGCAATTGTGGCACCAACTGGACGTAGAGGACGTGCGGGACGCCCGGCTGCGGCTCAAGCATGAGGAAGCGATTGGCGTGTGGGCCGAACAAGACCCGACGTTTCGAGAGTTCGTCACGAATGAAAAGGATTTGACCGAAACGCTTCGGCAATTCGCTCGTATGTTCGACGAGTACGAAAAATTTCGTCGCGACGTGCAAGACTTGGCGATCGAAGCCGGTTTGTTAAATGGTTATGATGGGGCGACCGACCCCCTGCCCCTCATTCGCATGTTCCTGCCCGTCTAACCAAGGGAGATTGACCGATGGCACACGGACCGTTCATTACCGACCAGATGATCCGCGACCTGATCGACCGCCTCAAGACCGAACGACCGGCCGATTACGACACGGTCAAGGAAATCGAGCGGCGACTTGATCGTGCGCGCCAGTTGCTCGGAAGCCAATGACCACCGACACAATCGACTGGGCAAACCCGCAGTACACGCCGATCATCAAAGCCCGGATGGCTCGTCTGCAGCGGTTGCGCGAACAGTCCGAACTGGTCGGTCACCTCAAGCGCGTCTATCGGGACGAGCCGTGGCGCCTCATCACCGACTGGGGCGTGACGTACGATCCGCGCAACGTGGACGCGGGACTTCCGGCCGCCGTGCCGTTCATCATGTTCCCGCGTCAGGTCGAATGGTGCCAATGGGTCGTGGAGCGCTGGAAGGCGCGCGAACCGGGCGTCACGCCCAAGAGCCGCGACGTCGGCGTGTCTTGGCTGTTCGTCTCGCTGATGGTCGCTCTGTGCGTCACGCACGAAGGGTTTGCGGCCGGCGTCGGGTCGCGCAAAGAGGAATACGTCGATCTTGCGGGCTCGCCGAAAGCGCTGTTCTGGAAGGCTCGCAAATTCATCGCCGGGTTGCCCCCCGAGTTTCGCGCAGGCCATCGCCCGGGCGTGCATGACCCGCACATGCGGCTCGTCTTCCCCGACATGGGCTCGTCGTTCACCGGCGAGGCTGGCGACAATATCGGCCGCGGCGATCGCGCCAGTATCTACGGCGTGGACGAATCAGCCTACCTGATGCGGCCCCAGCTGATCGAAGCATCGCTATCCGCAACGACCAATTGCCGCATCGATATCAGCAGCGCCAACGGCATGGGAAATCCTTTCGCCGACAAGGTGCATAGTTGGCCAGCCGAACGCGTCTTTTTCATCCGCTGGCAGGACGACCCGCGCAAGGATGACGCGTGGTACCAGAAGCAAAAGGAAATGCTTGATCCGGTCACTGTCGCCCAGGAAATCGATATCAATTTCGCCGCCTCGGTCGAAGGCGTCATTATCCCGAGCGACTGGGTCCAAGCGTCGATCGATGCGCACGTTCACCTTGGGATCGAGCCGAGCGGCGAGCGCCGGGCCGCGCTGGACGTGGCAGACGAAGGGATCGACCGGAACGCCTTCGCCAGTGCGCACGGAATTTTGCTCGACCGGCTTGAGGAGTGGAGCGGCGAAGGGTCCGATATTTTCCAGACGGTTGTCCGCGCGTTCGGCCTGGCGGACGAGTTGGGGATCACGTCGTTCATCTACGACGCGGACGGCATGGGCGCCGGCGTGCGGGGCGACGCGCGCGTGATCAACGAAGAACGCCGGGCGGAAGGCGAGCGGACGCACAAGCCCCCTCGCCTGATCAACGTCGCGCCGTTCTGGGGCTCGGGTGCCGTTGAGCGGCCGGACAGCAAGATTGCGCCCGGCGCGGACCGCACGAACGGCGACTATTACATGAACCTCAAGGCCCAGTCGTGGGGCGCGCTCAAGGCGCGGTTCAAAGAGACGTTCCGCGCGCGGACCGAGCCGGGCTATAAATACGACCCGACCATGTTGATCAGCATCCCGTCGACCCTCCCCGCCCAGCTGCGCAACAAGCTGATCAGCGAGTTGTCCCAGCCGACCTGGGGCCCGAACGCGATCGGCAAAATGGTCGTCAACAAGAAACCCGACGGCACGAAGTCGCCAAACCTCGCCGATGCGGTTATGATGGTGATGGGCAGCGCCCGGCGACCGATGATAATCACTTCCGAAATGGTGATGCGAGCATGACGAAATTTAACGGCTACCAGTTGGGCGAACGGGCCGCCATGGCCGCGCGAGGGGAACGCCCTATCGAGCGCGACCCACCCATGATTATTCGTCCGGAAATGGTAGCCATGGCCGGGCCGAAAAATGAGCCGGGCGACATCGTCATGCGCCGATCGCCGGAGGGCGTGTTCAAACCGTACCAGCCTATGCCCGGCGTCATCCCGGCCGGGCAAGAAATGGCGATGGACTGGGCGCCGACCGATCCGTCCTCCGCCACCGGCTGGGCCGTGCAGAACGCAGTATTCCATGAGGGCCAAGGCTTTTTCGGCTACCCGTATCTCGCCGAGCTGTTCCAGCGCGCGGAATACCGCCATGCCTGCGAGATCTGGGCCGAACATACCACCCGCAAATGGATCAAGCTGATCGGCGGTTCGGACGAAAAGCGCAAACAGATCTGGGACGAAATGGTCCGGCTAGCGGTGCGCGAGACGTTCCAGACGCTCGCTTTAAACGATCACGCGTACGGCCGTGGCCAGCTCTTTCTGGACTTTGGCGATCGCGAGGGCAACGACGCGGAACTGGCCACGCCCCTGATCCGCACGTCGACCAAGATCAGCAAGTCCCGCCCGCTCAAGGCGATCAAGGTTCTGGAGCCGATGTGGAGCGCGCCCGGCACCTACTCGACCAGCAACCCGCTTCGTCAAGACTTCTACCGGCCAACGCAATGGTTCGTTTATGGCCGCACGGTCAACGCGACCCGCCTGCTCACGGTCACCAGCCGGCCGGTGTCCGACATGCTCAAGCCGGCCTATTCGTTCGGCGGGCAGTCGCTTATCCAGCTGATGAAACCGTACGTCGACAACTGGCTGCGCACGCGCGAGGCGGTTAGCGACCTGATCAATTCGTTTTCGGTTATGGTGCTGAAAATGGATATGGCGGCCACGCTTTCCGCGGGCGGCGAACAGGCCATGTTCAACCGCGTCGACATGTTCAATCGGATGCGCGACAACCGAGGCACGTTCGTTATCGACAAAACCCAGGAAGAATTTGCCAACGTCTCGGCCAGCCTTTCCAGCCTCGACAAGCTGCAGGCCCAGGCGCAAGAGCAGATGGCCAGCGTCGCGCGGATCCCGCTGTCGATCTACCTGCAAATCACGCCGACCGGCCTGAACGCCACCAGCGACGGCGAGACCCGCAATTTCTACGCCGACGTGCATTCGTACCAAGAGAACCACCAGCGGCCGGCGCTGCAAGTTGTGTTCGAGTGTGTGCAGCTGTCGCTGTTCGGCGCGATCGATCCGGAAATCAAATTCGAGTTCATCCCGCTGTGGGAAATGAGCGACAACGACAAGGCGTCGATCCGCAAGAGCGATGCGGACGCAGACGTAGGTTACGTGGACGCCGGCATCGTCAGCCCGGAGGAAGTCCGCGAGCGCCTGTCGAACGACGAAACCAGCCTATACCATGGCGTCGACCTGACCGACCCGCCGCCCGACGACACGAACGACGAGGAAGACGCGGAGCCGCCGGCCGATGGCGACGCCTAAGACGTTCACGCCGATTCGACCGGCGGCTCCTACCCGCATCCGCTACCAGAAGGATCTGGACCGCATGATCGACGACATGGTCCGGTCGGTGAACTTCTGGTTGCGGGCGGCTTACCGGTCCGACACGCCCGAGACGGTCGCCCTGGCGCAAGATGCGAGCGCGGCGAACGTGCTGCAATCCGCATTCGACAAGCTGGCGGCCCGGTGGCTTCGACGGTTCGACGAGCTGGCACCCAAGCTGGCCGACCGGTTCGCCAACACCCACAAGGCGCGCGTCGACCGTGGGTTGCAGGCCGACCTGCGCAACGCCGGGTTCACCGTCAAGTTCAAGCCGACAAAGGCGATGCAGGATGCGTACGGCGCGGTCGTGCAAGAGAATGTCGGGTTGATCAAGTCGATTGCCGAGCAGCATTTGCAGGGTGTGCAGGTCGATCTGATGCAATCCGTCCAGAACGGCCGCGACCTTGGATACCTGACCGAGAAGCTCGAGAAGCGAACGGGCGTCACCAAGCGCCGGGCCGCACTGATCGCCCGCGACCAGAACAACAAGGCGACTGCGGTCATGGTGCGCACCCGCGCGCTCGAAATGGGCGTGACGAAGGCGAAATGGCTGCACAGCGCAGGCGGCAAGACGCCTCGCCCCGAACACGTGCGGTTCAGCGGCCAGACGTACGATATTGCCACCGGTCACGATTTCGGCGATGGTGAAGGTTCGGTTTGGCCGGGTACCCTGATCAACTGTCGTTGCGTTTCGGTGCCGGTCATACCGGGATTTGACTGACGGAGGGCGCCTATTCGACCGTAGCACCAAGCCCCATGCGACACGGCTATCTAGCCAGAAACCGCCCGGCCTGTTAGGTTCGGGCGGTTTTTCTTTACGGGGCGCATGATGGCGACGAATGTCACGCTGGTCGACCGGGTCAAAATTTTCATCACCTCGTCGGGCACGGGCCCTTTCACGCTGGGCGGCCCGGCGCCGGGGTTCCGCGGCTCGGAAGCGCTGGTAGACGGCACCACGTACAGCTACGCCGTCGGCGAAGGGTTCCTGTACGAAGTCGGCACGTGCGTCTATGTCGCGTCGTCCAACCAGATGGTTCGTTCGCCCGAACTGTCCAGCAACGGCAATGCCGCCGTCGCATTTCCGGTCAACGCGACCCTTGCTCTGGTCGCGCGGGCGGCCGATCTGATCGCTACGGGCGGCACGTTCCCCATCATCAATTCGCTCGGCAACAGCGCGTCGGCGGCGATCGCCCAACAGGCGGCGACCGTCGCGATCAACGCCAAGGTTACCGCTTCGACGCTTGCCGGGAATGGCGGTGCCGGCCTGGTCGGCACGACGGGTGGCGGCACCGTGCAGGCCGCGCTTGATAACGCTTTGTCCGCCCCTACCCTCGCGGAAAACACCGGTGCCGGGCTGGTCGGCACGACGGGCGGCATCACCGTTCAGGCCGCGCTTGATAACGCTTTGTCCGCCCCTACCCTCGCGGCAAACACCGGCGCGGCTGCGGTCGGCACGGCCGACGGCATCACGGCCCAAGCGGCGCTAGACCTGCGTCCGATCCGCGTAACATCGCGCACGGTGATGAAGGCGCTCAACGTCACCCGCTTCGCGCTGGTCGAGTTGGACGACACGACGACCCCCGGCCGCTCCGGCTGGTGGGCGCTCCGCTCCGGGACGGCCCCGACCGACAGTCTCGAGGGTCTGTACGTCGTATCGAACACGGCAGGCTATTATTGGGCGCGGATCTGGGACAACATCACTGGCTACCCAGCATGGTACGGCGCGGTCGCCAACGACAACACCGTCGACAATAGTGCGGCGATCAATGCGTGCATCCTCGCCTGTCCCGTGTCGCAGCTCGGTTCGGGGGATTACTATATCGGCAACAGCGGCCAAAGCGCCGGTGCGGTCTGCATTTCGATGGTAACGAATGGCCGAGTGCTGCGCGGCGTATCGGAAACGCAGGACGATCTTGCACCTAACAATTCGAACCGGACCGCGACGAAGCTGATCCTGACGAACGGATACGCGAGCGGTATCCGGATCGGACAGGCCAGCAATCCCGGCGGCAGCGTCCCGAGCTGGGTCGAACACGTCGTCGTCGAAAACCTGTCGATCATCCGGAACGTCACGATCCAGAACCCCGCCAGCGGCTTTGCCAACGCGCCGTGCGGTCTGATTATGCAATGGGCCAACCTTTGCGAAGTTCGTAACGTGTGGGTCAAGGAAAACACGATCGGGTTCTACTCGACCGCGACTGTGGCTTGCCGTTACACGAAATGCCGGTCGCTGCGCTATCTGGACGCGGCGAACCCCAGCAACGACTTTTTCGCCGGGTTCTTCCAGAACAACGACGCGCCGAGCGGGTTCAACAGCGGCAATGCGTCGCTCTATTATGACGACTGCGGCGCGTTCTCGAACGAAAGCGCGGGCAATACCTACACGTATTGCGCTGGCCTGCAGATGTACCAGGGCTTCACCGACACGTTCGTCACGAAGTTCGAGACGGTGAACTGCGGCTATGGGATCGACGCCGCCGGCCGTTCGTCGACCGCGCTCGACTGGCATACGGAAGACCTGATAATCCGGGCGTGTGTTCTGGACGGTTGCCGGTTCGCAGGCATCCGCATTTCGACGACCGGGCCGCGGACGGCCGCGCAGATCATCGGCGGGTATATCGGCAGCACCGTCGCAACCGGCCCGTCGTCGATCGGCGTCCATATCTATGAGAGCCACGGCGCCGTGACGATCACCAGCCTTCAGGCGATCGTGGCGAACGCCAACCCAGCGACCGGTCTTCTGATCGAAAATTCGTCAGGCGTGTCGGGCTTCGGAAACCAGTGGGTCGATTTTCAGGATCCGATCCGCATGGTCAATTCGGTGTGGTGCCGTCTGACCGATCGTGTCATGCAGGCCAGCCAGACGGTCGCGACCGCAGGCGTGCAGTTGACCGCGTCCAACCGCAACGTCATTAACTGCGACGTGGCCTCGTCCAACAGCTCGATCACTCTCCCCTGCGGCGTGTCGTTGAACGGCACGGCCAACACATATAACGAGGTGAATTGTTCGGGAATCTATGGACCGAGCATGACCGGCGGGTCGGCGAACAAGCTGCAGAACAACGGGACGCAAATCACCGCGACGGGCGCGTTCGGCACCGGTAATCTCGCGTCTGGCGTCATGGCCTGAGGGAAACGAAACGATGGCACTTCCCGAAATCACCTACGCCGGCGAAAAGGACGGTGTGATCTCTCTTCAGATCGCCGAGCAGAGCTATTACGCGCTCAAGGCGCAACCGGCGCTTCCGGCCGGCGATTCCCGCAAGATCATCGTGTGCAACGAGGACGGCAGCGCGAAGCTCGGCAAGGTCTCCCGTGACACTGGCGCCGAGCGCGTACCGTATATCGGGAGCCATCTGCCTGGGTTCGACGACGTCGCGGCTCGGTTCGTATGGCCGAAGAAAGGGAAGAACGTATGATCCTGATCGCCATGGACCGGGCCTCATCCGTCCGCTCGTACGACGCGGATGGTCGGTTGCATCTGCGCGTCACCAATATCAGCAAGGCGAACGTCTGCGGATACCTCGGTCGGGAAATACCGGCTTGGGATACGCTTGGTCTCGATCCCGACCGCATCTATAATTTGCTGCGCGACCCGGCGGAATTGGCGGCTGGTGCAGCAACGTTCAACAACCTGCCCGTCTTGAGCGAGCATGTGCCCGTCACGGCGTACGACGACGGTTCGCACAAGCCGGGGTTGGTCGTCGGTTCGACTGGCACCGATGCGGCGATGAACGGCCCGTATCTGACCAATTCTATGGTCGTCTGGGCGCGCGATAGCATCGACGGTATCGAAGCCGAGGAAAAACGGGAATTGTCGAGCGCGTATCGTTATCGGGCCGACATGACGCCCGGTAATTTCGAGGGCGTTGACTATGACGGGGTAATGCGGGATATTGTCGGGAACCATGTGGCCCTTGTGATTGAGGGTCGCGCGGGACCGGACGTAATCGTTGGAGACGAACAGCCGATGGCTTTCAAATCGAAGCGAGCGCTGATGCTGGGGGGCGGCCTTGCTGGTCTGATCCGTCCGCTTCTCGCGCAGGACGCTAAATTCGACATGGGCGCGGCGCTCGCCGACGTCAACGACAAGACCCTTGCCAAGCCGGGCGCCGAAAAGGCCCTGGCCGAAAAGGTGTTCGGTCTGGCCCAGCCGCATCTGGCCGCCGATGCGGCGCTGAACCTCGAAAGCGTCTCGTCGGTGATCGCCGCCGTCAAGGGCATGGCGCTCGACGGCAAGGACGACCTCGAGACCGCCGAAGACGAAGGCGACGACGAGGACGGGAAGAAGCCGGCCATGGACGAAGATGGCGACAAGGACGCGGACGACAAGCCCGCCATGGACGCCGCGACCGTCTCGCGCATGGTCGAGAAGGCCAAGCGTGACGCGCTGGCCGAAGCGACCGCCATTCGTACCGCCGAGCGCGAAGTGCTGCCGGTGACCGGCGAACTGGTCGCCATGGACAGCGCCGCCGCCTATTACCGCGCCGGTCTGGACGCGCTGGGCGTCAATTCGACCGAGCTGCCCGACGCGGCGCTCGGCACGACCTTCCGCGCCATCGCCAAGGCGGTCCGCGAAAAGGCGCCGATCGCGCAGGACCACAAGGCCCAGCGCGAATCCTACAACGACGTTGCCAAGCGCTTTCCGAAGCGTGGCAACCTGATCCGGGGCTGATCGACATGGCAGGTTTCCAGCGTTCCGTTAACGCTTACATCGCCCCGGGCGTAAAGGGCGGGTGGGCTTCGGCCAATCCGCACGTTTCGCTCCTCCAGGCCAACACCGGCGATCTGTCGGAAGCGGCTTCCGGTTCGTGGAAGGTCGGCACGACCGGCGTGATCATCGGCCAGTTCGCTTTCGCGGACACCGTGACCGGCCTCGTCACCTCGGCCAATCCGGGCACCGGCGCGCTGTTCACCGAAGGCGCTTCGGGCCAGCCGGGCCGTGTGCGCGTCGGGTTCGTCCAGCGCGATCAGGTCTCGCTGATCACCGCCTACCTCGGCGAAAACACGTCGGCCATGCAGCCCGGTTTCGGCGTCACGCTGATCACCCGCGGCGATGTGTTCGCACAGTTCGCGGCCGGCGCGGCAATCGGCTCGTACGTGTTTGCCAGTTTCGCGGACGGCTCGGCCATCGCGGGGGCGACCAGCACGCCGCCGACCGCAACGGGCGTCACCGTGACGACCACCAACGGTTCGGCCAACCTGACCGCGGTCGCGGGCGGCACGCTCGTTCCGGGCCAGCCGGTCAGCGGCACGGGCATCCCGGCGGGCGCGTACATCGTCAGCGTCTCGGGCGCGACGGCAGTCCTGTCGGCCAACGCCACCGCCGGCGGAACGAACGTCGCTCTGACGCAGACGACCGCCGCGCCGACCAACTATCGCGTCGACAGCCCGGCCGCGGCTGGCGATATCGCCAAAATCTCGGTCTGGGGGTAATCCAACCATGCGTGATCTGAACGACCGTCGCTTCCTCGCCGATTACGGCGTGCACTTCCCGGACACGGCGGTGTATGCCCAGGACGAATGGCGCAGCAATCTCCCGCTCGCGATGGATGCCCAGCCGCAGCTGATCACCACCGCCAACACCGGTATCCCGGCGTTCCTGGCGAACATCGTCGACCCGAACGTGATCGAGGTTGTTCTCCAGCCGCTCCGGGCGGCCGAGATCGCCGGCGGCGAGATCAAAAAGGGCGACTGGACGACCATGTCGCTGATGATGCCACTCGCCGAGCCGGCCGGTCATGTCGTCGCGTATGGCGACTATGAGAACGGCGGCACGGTCGACGCGAACGTCAACTGGGTGGCGCGCCAGCCGTACCACTACCAGACGATCAAGCGCATGGGCGAACGTCAGCTCGCCATGTGGGGCGTCGCCGCGATCGACTATTCGGCCCGGCTGGACGCCTCGGTCGCGCAGACGTTCAACCGGTTCCAGAACCGTTCGTACTTCTACGGCATTTCCGGCCTGCAGAACTACGGCATGCTCAACGACCCATCGCTGATCACCCCGATCGCTCCCGCCACCAAGACCGCGGGCGGTACGTCGTGGGTGAACGCCACGGCCGAAGAAATCTATCGTGATGTGCTGGCGCTGTACACGCAGCTTCAGACGCAGATGGGCGGCAATCTCGAAATGACGGATCCTATGGAACTGATCCTTTCGACGACCCGTCAGCCGCGTCTGGCCACCATTTCGACCCTGACGTTGATCCCGGTGATCGACGCGATCAAGCGTGCGTTCCCGAACATGACGGTCCGCGCCGCGCCGGAATATTCGACCGGCTCGGGCGAGCTGATGCAGCTGGTCGTGAAGGACTACCAGGGCGACCAGACGATCTGGGCCGGGTTCACCGAGAAGATGCGCGCGCATCCGATCGTTCAGGAACTGTCGGCGTGGATGCAGAAGTTCAGCGCCGGCACCTGGGGCGCGATCATTCGCCGCCCGATCGCCATCGCGCAGATGCTGGGTATCTGACCCAGACCTAGCGCCCCGCCATCCCGGCCGCCGCCCCCGATTCCCCGCACGGCGGCCGGGATACCGATGGCTTTAGGAAGGACCGACCACAATGCCCGTCATCGCTTGTAAGCTGCCGAACGGCCTGCAGATCACGCACGAAGGCCAGACGATCGTTCTCGTCGGCTCGAACATCGGCGAGCGTCTCGAGAACGTGTCGCCGAACGGTCGTCTCGACGACAACAATCATCGCTCGGGCGGTTTCGGCCTGACCGAAGTGTCCGATCGACAGGCCGACGCCTTCGCGGCCTGGGCGAAGGCCGTGACCATGGACGAGAACGGCGGCAAGCTGGCCGAACCGTTCCCGGCGCTGGAAAACGGTTCGATCCTCGGCCCGTACAAGAGCTTCGACGAGGCGCGCAAGGAATGCACCGCCATGTCGGACGCGGTGGCGACCGGCTTCGAAGGGCTCGACCCGGAGAAGGAAGGCGTCGAGAAGAACGACGACGCGGACGAAGCGAACGGCGCGGCGCCGAAGGGCAAGCGCGGCAAGTAAGGACGAACGGACATGGCGGTCGCGGTATTCGACTACGCGCAATGGACCGCCCTGTTTCCGGAAATGGGGTCGGTCAACGAAGCGTTGGCCGGCTCTTTCTTTTCGATCGCAGGGCTCGGCTTGCTCGACAATACGGACGGTTCGTCCGTGCAGGACGTGACCGCCCGCCAGACGATGCTGAACTATGCGACCGCGCACCTCGCGTCCCTGGCGGGCTATCCGCTTGCCGCTGGGCAGACCTTGCCGGTGCCGCGCGAGCTGATCGGCCGCGTGTCGAGCGCAACCGAGGGTAGCGTCTCGGTCTCGACGGACTACGGGGCGGTCAGCAATAGCCAAGCGTGGTGGCTGCAGACGCAATACGGCGCGCTGTTCTGGGAATTGACCCGGTGGCTGCGCACCGCGCGCTACGTACCCGCCCAGCCGCGCTATTTCGGCCCAGCGTACCCGGGCTGGCGCTGACATGCCGTCTACTTCCCTAAAAGGCGGCCAGTTGCTCCAGAAGCGGCTGGCCGAGCTGGCCGCCAAGGTGGCGAAGGGCGCGACGTTGCGCGTCGGGTTCCTCGAGGGCGCGACGTATCCCGACGGGACGTCCGTTGCGACCGTTGCGGCGATCAACAATTTCGGCGCGCCCGCGAAAGGCATTCCCGCCCGCCCGTTCTTTTCGAACATGGTCGCGTCGAACTCGCCGACCTGGGGCGCCAAGCTGGCCAAGTTGCTCGAGCTGAACGACTGGGATGCGTACAAGGCGCTCGACATGATGGGCGCGGGTATCGCGGGCGAGCTGCGTCAGTCGATCGTCGCGACCAGCTCCCCGCCGAACAGCATGGCGACCAACCTGCTCAAGCAACGCTTCCCGATGGGCGGCTATGAGTTCGACGACGTGTTGAAGGCATGGTCGGACGCTACCGCCGGGGAGACCGCCCCGCCCGGAAAACCGCTGACGTGGACGGGCCATATGCTCAATTCGGTCGATCACGAGGTCGAAGAATGAACCTCCGCGGCATCGCTAATCGGCTGACGTCGGCGGTCAACCCGAACACGCCGGCCACGTTGCGCGCGTATCAGGGCTTCACGACCCAGCCGAGCGGCAAGATGGCCGTAACGTACGCACCGGCCGCAACGGTCGTCGTGCAGGCCCAGGCGCTCACCAAGGCAGAAATCGAGCATATCCAGTCGATGAACCTGAGCCAGTGCGATCGCGCGGCGTACTGCAACGGCCAGTTGCAGGCGTACGACCGGGTCAAGCAGACCGGGGGCGACTTGCTGTTCTTTGAAGGCGTCTGGTGGAAGGTGATGGCCGTTCTTGAAGGCTGGACGATGGCCGGATGGTGCAAGGTCGCGCTCGTCCAGCAAACCGGGGGGCCGACCTGATGGCGATCGACATTTTCGACGATGACGTGTTTGCCGCGCTCAAGGCGTTCATGCACGAGATCCTGCCCGAGCTGGCGAACAACGACATCCGGCAAGGTCAGCAAAACGACGTGCCGATGCCCGTCGGGCCGGACTTCGTGATCCTGATCCCGACCGATCGCGCGTCGCTCGCTACGACCGTGCGCAACTATGCGCCGACGGATAGCCAGCGCTTGACGACCCTGTCGACGCAAGTCGGTTGTCAGATCAATTTCTACGGCCCGAACGCCACGGACCATGCGCAGATTTTCGCCCAACTGTTCCGCGACCTGTACGGCTGCGATTATCTGCGACCGTTCGGCGTCCAGCCGCTTTGGTGCGACGACGGGCGCCAAATGCCGCTGGTCGATAGCGAGCAGCAATACACCACTCGGTGGCTTGTGCATGCCCTCATGCAGATCAACCCCACCGTCTCGACAAGCCAACAGTTTGCCGATACAGTCGGCGTTATCATTGTGGAGGCGGATTGATGGTTGCGAGTATCCCAGCCTCGGAAATCGTCAACGTCATTCCTGGCGTTATCGGTTCCGGCGGCACCGGTCTGGATATGGCCGGTCTGATCCTGACGAACAGCACGCGCGCGCCGTACGGCACGATCCTGCGGTTCACGAGCGCTGATGCCGTCTCGGCCTATTTCGGTCCGACGTCCGACGAGTACGCCAAGGCCGTGATTTATTTCCTCGGCTATGACAATTCGTTCGTCAAACCGGCGTTCCTGCTTTTCGCCGCCTACGCGTCGACGGCGCGTGCGGCATGGCTGCGCGGGGCCTCGCTCGGTCTGACCCTGACGCAGTTGCAGGCCCTCACCGGCACGCTGACCCTGACTGTCAACGGCACGTCGACCACTTCCAGCACCATCAACCTTTCGAGCGCTACCAGCTTCTCGAACGCCGCAACGCTCATTCAGGCCGCTTTCACGACGCCGGCCTTTACCGTGACGTATGACAGCGTCGCGGGCGCCTTCACCTTCACGACCAACGCGACCGGCGCGACGTCGACCATCACGGTCGCCAGCGGCTCGCTTGCCAGCGGCCTGGGCCTGACTGCGGCGGCCGGTGCCGTCCTGTCGCAAGGCGCCGCGGTCGATACCCCCGGAACCGCCATGGCGGGTGTCATCGGCCAAACGCAGGATTTCGTGACGTTCACGACGCTGTTCCAAGCGGCGTCGGACGATATCGTCGCGTTTGCGACGTGGACGAACGGCCGCGGCAATCGCTTCCTGTACGTGCCGTGGACCAACATCGTCGCGGGCACCACCAATACCGACACGACGTCACCGGCCGCGCTGATCAAGAACGCCAACCTTTCCGGGACGGCCATCGTGTGGGCGCCCGCCGCCGACAAGGCGGTGTTCGTCCTGGGATACGTCGCGTCGATCGACTTCAACCGGACGAATGGCCGTGCGAACGGTGCTTTCCGTAGCCAGTCGGGACTGGCGGCGGACGTCACGAACCAGACGATCGCGGCGAACCTGATCGCGAACGGCTACAACTTCTATGGTTCGTACGCGACGGCCAACGATCAGTTCACGTTCCTGTATCCGGGCAGCGTGTCGGGCGATTTCAAGTGGATCGACAGCTATATCAACCAGATTTGGCTGAACAACCGCTTCCAAGTCTCGCTGATGTCGCTTCTGACCAACCTCGGCCAGATCCCGTACAACGACGACGGCTATGAAATGATCGGCTCGGGCGTTCAGACCGATATTGACGCGGCCGTATCTTTCGGTGCGATCCGGTCCGGCGTGACGCTGACCGATGCCCAGAAGACGCAGGTCAACCAGCTGGCCGGGCTCGATATCTCCGACGTGCTGTTCGCCCGCGGCTGGTATCTTTCCGTCGTGGATCCGGGCGGCACCGTGCGCGCGGTCCGCGGCTCGCCGACGGCCACGTTCTTCTATACCGACGGCCAGTCGGTGCAGAAAATCACTCTCTCCAGCCTGCAGGTGCAGTAATGGCGAACAACCGTACGATCACCTCGGCAAACGCTATCCTGATGCTGGGCGTCGTCGGCTTGTACGACACGCCGCGCCGCATCCAGGGCTTTTCCGCCGACGACCTGTCGAACACCGACGCGCTGACGACCGCCGAGACGAGTTTCGGTATCGACGGCCGCCTGTCGGCCGGCTGGGTGTTCAACGCCGTCGTGCAGAACATCATGTTGCAGGCGGACAGCGAGAGCATCGACTTTTTCGAGAACTGGACGCAGGCCGAGCGCCAGCGGCGCGAAACGTACATCGCGTTCGGTTCGTTGCTGATCAAGGCGACCAGCAAGCGATACACCATGACCCGTGGCTTCAAGACCGCGTCGTCCGTGATGCCGTCGCTGCGCCGCACGATCCAGCCGCGCCAGTTCTCCATTACGTGGCAGGACGTCACGGCCGGACCCGCTTAACCAATAGGCCCAAGGGAGATTTATGGCCCGCAAAACCAAGCTCGTCGTCATCCCAACCAGTGACGACAAGGACCGACCGAACCGCGACGCCGGCAAGGCCTTCAAGATCACCGAAATGTCCGCTGTCCGCGCCGAGAAGTGGGCGACGCGCGCGCTTCTGGCGATCGCGGACAGCGGCGTCGATATCTCGCCCGAAGTGATGCGCGCAGGTATGGGTGCCATGGTCGCCGTCGGCTTTCGTGCGCTGCTCACCACGTCGTTCGTCGACGCCGAGCCGCTACTTGACGAAATGATGTCGTGCGTCGAATTGCTGCCTGACCGCACCCGGCAGGACGTCACGCGGCCGCTCGACGACGAAGATATCGAAGAAATCTCGACGCTCGTGAAGTTGCGCGGGGAGGTCGTCGAACTCCACACGGGTTTTTCGGTCGCCGCGTACCTGTCGAAACTGGGCGCGGCGGTCCAGGCGCAAGCGACGTCGGATTCGTCGGATACGCAAACGTCCCCCAGCTGATCGGCAACGTCGTCAGCGCCAAGCTCGCCACGTTGCACGAACTGCAAACTGTGTACGGGCTCGAGGACGCTTACGACTTGCTGGAAATCGCGGACGTCGACGCGTATAACGAAGCGTTGGCGCGGGCAGCCCGCGCGGCTCAAGAGGGCGCGTAATGGCGGATATCATTGACGCTTTTGTCGTCACCTTGGGTCTCGACCCGCGCGACTACCAGAAAGAGCGGAAGAAACTCGACGAGGATTTAAAGCGGCTCGACGCGGACGAGACCAAGCGAAACCGCAATACGGAAGATTCGCAGAAGCGCATGGTCCAGGGGCTTCGATCCCTGCGCAACGAGACGGCCGGTTTTCTGTTCATGCTGGCCGGCGCCAACGGGATCAAGGATTTCGCGTCGAACATACTGGCCGGGGATGCCGCGACCGGGCGGCTGGCGAAGAACCTCGGCGTCGCGACGGAAGAACTGTCCGCCTGGGAAGGCGCGATCAAGCGTGTCGGCGGGCAGGCCGGGGATATCGACGGCGTGCTGCGCGGCCTGTCCTCTGCGTTCCAGTCGCTCCAGCTGACCGGCACAACCGGCAAGGACGCGGACTTTCAGGGCCTCGGCGTCACCGCCAAGGATCTGCAGGACCCGACGCAAACGCTGCTCAAGATTTCCGAGGCGTCCGGTCGGATGAACCGGCAAGAGTTCAACGCCCGCCTGTCGCGCCTAGGGTTCGACGAAAACACGATCAACCTGTTGGCCAAGGGCCGCACCGCAGTGACGCGGATGCTCGAGGAACAGCGCAAGCTGGGCGTGGCGACCGACGAGAGCGCCCAGGCAGCGGCCCGTTTCCAAGAGAAGATGGCGATGCTCGAAACCGGGCTGACCAACAAGTTGCGCCCGGCGGTCGAGACGGTCGTTACTGCGCTGGCCGATTGGCTCGACAAGGGCGACAATCTCAACACCGTGTTGAAGGTCGGCGGCGGGCTCGTCATCGCGATCGGTGTCGCAGCCGCCGCGGCGTTCTGGCCGTTCACAGCGCTGGCCGGGGCGATCGCGCTCGTCGTCACGCATCTGGACGACCTTAAAGCCGCGTACGACCGGCTCGATACGTTTTGGAAGGGCGTCGGCGAATCGACCGATCCGATCTTTGACCCGGTGCGGCGTCTGTTCGGTTTCAAGATCGGCGCGGACGCGCGTGCCGACGGAACCGATGTGACGGGCAGCAAGAGCCCGCGGCAAGAGATCCTCGACCGTTACCGCCGAGAGCATCCGCAGGCCGGTGGCTCGGCGGCCCCGCCCCCGCCGCCTTCGCGCGACACGCGCAGCGCCGAACAGCAAGCCCGCGCGTATTGGGAGAGCAAGGGGTTTTCCGCCGTCCAGGCGCGCGGCATGGTCGCGGCGATGCGGTCCGAGAACGACACGCTTGGCGCGAACGTACGTAATCCGACGAGCGGCGCGTACGGCATCGGCCAATGGCTCGGTGCGCGCCAGCGCGCGCTGTTCGCCAAATACGGGCCCCACCCGACCCTGCAGCAACAGCTGGATTTCATGTACTCCGAAATGCGCGGGGGCGATCGTGGCGCCACACTCGGTACCATCGACATTACCCGCGCCCGCACATCCGGTCAGGCCGCCCGCGCCATGATCGACAAGTTCTATCGGCCGGGGGACGGAGCGGGCGGCGACTATGCGCGCGCAGGCGGTATCCTGGGCGAAGCGGTCGGCGCGGTCCGGCCCGGCAGGATGGCGGCGCGCGGCGCGACGGGCGGCGGCTCGACCAGCACGACGACCCAAACGACCAGCGTCGGGCAGATCATCGTCTATACGGCCGCCACGGACGCCGAGGGCATTGCGCACGATATGCGCGGGGCGCTCGCGAAGCGCGGGCTGGTCGTGCAGGCCAACACGGGCTTGCAGCCTTAATCGCGGCTCTCGGCTTTCGCCTTGGCCAATTCGTGCGCCATCCCCATTTCGATTTGAGGCTCGATTTCGCGAAGAATCGCCCGTGATAGCGCGTTCGCGGTTTGGCTGGAGAATGCGGCGGCGGGCCATCCTGCGTTGGTGACCTCGATCGAAATATCAGTTTGCAATTGACGGTCGCCGATAGTGACACGGGTGTGAAGTTTGATTCGATACCCGTCCGCGGCGGTCCAACTGCCGCTTCGGGCGACCTGTACCGGCAACGAAAGCGTGTCCGGGCGTTCGACAATATACCCGCGGTCGCGGAGAAATTCTGCAGCGACGTTCTCCGGGTTAGTGTTGCGACGCCGAAATAGGTTCTCCCATTCGGTCCATGCGTCGGTATAGTCGGTCATCGTCAAATTCCTTCGGGAATGACCGTGGCATGATTGCCCCAGTCGATACGCGCAGCAGAAGCGGCCGGCTCGCCCCAGTCGGAAATGTCGACCGGCTGGCCGTCGAGCCATACGCCAATCTCGCCGAGCTTGTATTCGGCCGGCGCCGACTGGGCGGCCCGAACGATCGCGCGGGCGATCAGGTTAAGGCACGTCTCGCCGATCAGGGCGCCGGTCGCTGCGTAGATGCGATAACCTTTCATTCCGTCACCTCGGCCCAATGCGTCGGAGTATAATAGACGTACATTGCGCCATCCGGCGTGAACCAGAGACGGCCAGAACGTTTCAAAGTAGCTTCGTTCCGAACACCGTCCGCATCATCGATTTTCGTCCAGACGACTCGATTTTCCGGTGCGGACGCGATGGGATTCCAGTCTTTTTCCATGTTCGTATTTCCCTTGCTGTGCACCCTACCTAACGCCTATTGACCGCACCGTCAATACCCATCGTCAACATTTTTCGCCCGTGCTATGGTCGCCCTATGAGCGCGCTTTTCCCCAACGTGCCCGACGTGCCGGGCGTGCCGCCGGTAGCGCGTGCCGGGCCGCAACTGGCGTCCATCCTGCGCGGCTCGACCGATGCGGAGACCAGCGCGTTCGACACGATCGGCGCGCTCGACGCGAATGACCTACCGGGCGCCTCGGACGGCTTCACGCTGACCGGCTCGTCGGCCAGCGGCGCGCTCGGGCTGGCGGCCGATATCTTCCCGGATGGGTCGAACGTGATCGGCGGGTTGTCCGGCGCAGTAGCGAACGCGTCGAACGGCCTGACCGCGCTGGCGTCCGGTGATCTGGCCGGCGCGCGGGCCAACGCCGTCCTAGCGCTCGATCAGGCCCAGAGCGCGCGCGAAACGCTGACCGCGCTCGTCAATCCGACGCAACCGCCCGTGCTCGACTCGTCCGGCGAGGAAGTGAACGCCGACACGGTCCTGCAGTGGGGGCTGTACACGCAGGACGGCGATCTTGCCGTCGAGGCGGACAATATCACTGCGTTCGAGAACAGCCTTGAGGCGCGCATTTCGGATTATCCGGTCGCGCCCAACAACACCGACACGCCGACCGAGACCGTCGGGTTCGGCTCGTACAACAAGGTGATCACGCCGTACGAAATCCGGCTAGTGATGACTAAGGGCGGTTCGGTCGAGGACCGGCAAGATTTCCTCAAGGCCATCCAAGACGCATGGCTTGCGACGACGCTCTACAGCGTGATCACGCCGGAATGCGTCTATCTCGACGTGAACGTGACGGGCGTGCGGCGTACGGTCGTTGCCGATCGCGGCGTCGGGCTGATGGCGCTCGAGGTAACGTTGCGCAAGGTGCGTCAGACTGCCACGCTGCAATTTACCCAGACCAAGGAAGCGACCGGCTCGGGCCAAGTGAACGACGGCAGCGTACAGACAAGCCAACCGCCCGCCGCGCAGCAATACCAGGGGGCGGGCCGTTGACCGTATTCGTCGTGCCGCTGATCGCGACGCCGTCGCAACGTCTGTCCGTACAGTTGGGCGACCAGTCGTGCCGGATCGTCGTCCGCCAGCGTCGAACCGGGCTGTTCGTGGACATTTACGAACAAGACCGGCCGGTCATACTCGGCGTCAAAGCGCTCGACCGTGTCAAGCTGGTGCGCGGTTCGTATCGGGGCTTTGCGGGCGACCTGTTCTTCGTCGACACGCAAGGAACCGCCGACCCGGCTTACGACGGCCTGGGCGGGCGGTTCCTGTTGGTCTGGGATGACGCGGCGTAATTAGGGGTACCGAGCGCCTAGCCACGCGTCATAGGCGGCATGGTCGACGAGGGTTCCGAGCCTGAACGCGCCGGGGTTTGCCTTGCTGAAAATCGGCAACTGCTCACGACACCACAGGATGAACCCGCACATGGCGCCGCCCTTCCACTCCTCCCGATCATGGGCGAGTTGCGACCCGCTGTCGCGCCCGTTGGCTCGACAATAGGCCAGCCAACGGGGGTTGAACGTCTCCCCGCTCATGCCGCTACCGGAAGCGATTCGGTGAGCGCCGACAGGCCCGCGAACGCTTTAACCTTGGCTTCGACCTCGGCCAGCGATTCGAAGTGGCGAACCTGCCCGAACGTGCTCATGGCCAGCCGGCGGCTCGAAAGCTCCCACCGGCCGAGTACGTTACGGCGAAGGTAATAGGAGACGCCACGGGCGACGGTTTCGAAGGCGGTGCCGGTGCTAGTTTCGGTTGCGGTGATCATCGTGGTATCTCCCTTGCTGTTGCATCCTACCTAACGTCTATTGACCGTGCCGTCAATACCCATCGTCAATAAATTTTGGCCGTGCTATCGTGCCGGACATGGCCTTTACGACCCGCAAGATTGAACTGACCTTTGCGCTCGGCGAAGGTGCGTTCGGCGCGGACGGATCCGATACCGTGACGGTCAAGGGGCTGCGCACGTCCTGCACGATCACCAAGGCCGGCGGCGCGTCGATGTCTCAGCTGGAACTGCGCGTGCTGGGAATGCCGCTCGACGTGATGCAACGACTGACCGTGCTGAACAAGTTGGCCTACGCGCAAGAGCGCTCGAACAGCGTGACGGTCACGGCTGGCGACGACGAGTCGGGCATGGGCGTCGTCTTTACCGGCACGATCAAGGAAGCGTGGGCAGACGCCAGCAACCCACCCGACGTCGCGTTCACCCTGTCGGCGTTCTCCGGCGGCCTGGACGCGATCCGGCCGGTCGCGCCGACCAGCTATAACGGCCCGGTGGCGGTCGACGTGCTGATGTCCAGCATCGCCGCCCAGATGGTGCCCCCGCGATCGCTTGAGAACAACGGCGTGCAGGTAACACTGGACAGTCCGTACTTGCCGGGCACGCTGCGCGATCAGGCTCTAGCCGTCGCCCGGGCGGCACGCTGCAATATGCTGATCGACGAACAGGTGTTGGCGATCTGGCCGCTCGGCTCGACGCGGGAGGGCTTGACGCTCAACCTATCGCCGGCCACCGGCTTGGTCGGCTATCCCCAGTTCACCCAGAACGGAATCGCTCTGACAACGCTTTTCACACCGTCGCTGACATTCGGCCAGCGCCTTGAAGTGACGAGCCCGCTTGCCGCAGCGAACGGGTCGTGGACCGTGGCGGCCGTGCAGCATAACCTAGACGCCGAGCTGCCCGGCGGCCAGTGGTTCACGCGCGTCGAGTGCGGGTTGCTCGGGCAGGCCGCACCGATCATCGGGACGCCGAGTTAGGTAATCCCCGCCGCTTTGCGCGCTTTGCGTTCGGTAGAGAATGGCCCAAACGCACCACCCCCGTAAGGCCGATAATACCAGCCTTTGGGGAGTTCGGTGCCGTCGCTATGGAAAATTCGGGTGTAGCCTGACTTGCCCATTGAGTACTATCCTCGTGCTGCCCGTTCCTTCAGGTATCGGCGGATCGCCCTAAGGCGCTTTTCCGCCTTATATTCTGCCATCAGTTTGTCAGCCTGTTCGTTGCTAATGGTATGCAGGGCGGTCCAGTTGGCTGCGTTTTGGTGGATGGTTTCGGCGGTCTGCTGGGTTGCGAACGTGTTCATCGGTCGGTTCCTTCTGTTACGCCCTACCTAACGGCTATTGACCGCACCGTCAATACCCATCGTCAACATTTTTTGCCCGTGCTATGGTCGGGCCATGGCCGCCAACGAACAAGCGTACACCGGGCAGGCGAACCTGCAGGACGTCAACAGCGAATGGAACCGGCTGTCGTTCGCCGTGCGGTCCATTCTCGACAAGACCGCAACGACCACGCTGGTTCAGGTCAAAGCGGTCACCGAAACGTCGACCGGCTTTGCGGTCGACGTGCAACCGATGGTCGCCCAGGTCGACGGCGCGGGCAACGCCGTCCCACACGGCACGATTCACGGCTTGCCGGTCTGGCGTGTACAGGGCGGCACGTCTGGCGTGATCGTGCGGCCGGCGGTCGGAGATATCGGCCTAGCGGTGTTCTGCAGTTCGGACATTTCCGGCGTGAAACGATCGCGCAAGCCGACCACCCCGGGCAGCGCGCGCCGGTTCGACTGGGCGGACGGGATCTATCTGGGCGGCCTGCTGAACGCCGCGCCCGCGCAGTTCGTGCGACTGGACGACGAAGGCGTGACGATTACCGCCGCTGCCGGCCTGCCCGTGACGATCAACGCGCCCGGCGGCGTGACGATCGATGCGCCGACGGTCAGTATGAGCGGCGACCTGGCCGTGACCGGCAAGGTGACGACCGGCGCCGGCTCGACGTTCAACGGCAAGGACTTCGACACACACAAGCATTCGGGCGTGCAGCCCGGCGGCGGACAGAGCGGACCGCCGGTTTAACCGTCTAGGACGTCTAGCGCGGCTCCGATGAACTCTTCGGTGAGCGGCGCGACGATGGCGTTACCATAGCCGCGCAAAGAGCCCACGCGGTTGGCAATCCCATGAGCCAACGGGAATGATTCGGGCTCAACGGGCCGCCACTTTCCATCCCGGCAGTAGAGCCAATCAGCATCTCTCCAGAAACCGTCAGTCGGGCGGGCTGGGCTAATGATGGTTTGAGTAGCTCGACTGTTTTGCGGCTGCTGTCCGTGTTGCCCGCCGGGCGGTAAGTGTCGGTTCCCGCGCTGCCCGCCATTGGCGTCGGCCAGCTCGCTAGGTACGACATGGCGGGCAGCGGCATTCCTTTCGTCCCGTACAATTCCTCGTTCGTCCGGGTATGACGATCCGATCGCCAATCTCGCGTCGTGGGCGACTCCCACGACGCGAGCGCTGCCACCGCCGGTAGCATCATCGACCCCGACCCTGGCCGGTTGCTGATCGCAAAGTCCGGTCCTGCGATTTTGGCCAGTGGCGTGGGCCATCCAGAACGACCGTTGTCGGATGTGCGGGGCACCGACGCCCGCAGCGCATAGATCCATCGCCCCGAAGGCATAGCCCGCTGCTTCCATGTCAGTTTGAACAAGGTCGAGCCAAGCGAGGCCGTCCGGACTTGAAACCTGTTCGCCAAAGACGACGCGAGGGCCGCAGATGCTGGCGAGGTGGTAGAAGGCGGGCCAAAGGTGCCGCTCGTCATCAAACCCGCCGCCTTGGCCTGCTTGGCTGAAAGGTTGGCAAGGGCAGCTTGCGGTCCAGACGGGTCGGTCGTCTGCCCATCCGGCTGAACGTAGCGCATAACTCCAAACCCCTATCCCTGCAAAGAAATGGCATTGCGTGAAACCTGCCAGATCATTCGGCGTCACGTCGACAATCGACCGCCGATCAACTACCCCCGGCGCGATCGCCTCGGCCCAAATCAGGTTCTCCAGCCATTCGGCCGCAAACGGGTCATATTCGTTGTAATAGGCGGTCATATGCCTTACCTGCCCGTCATTGACCGTCCCGTCAATACCCAACGTCAACAAAATTGCGAGCCGCTGCTGGACCGTGCTAAGGTGGCCTTATGGCTACGACAATGCTTTTGGATCGAGACGGTTGGGATTTGGCGGTCGATGCCGCCGGCAACTGGGCGATCGCGTCCGAACCGTACAGCCAAGCCCAGGACGCGGCCAGCGCCGTGCGGGTCTTTCAAGGCGAAGCGTATTACGACACGACCATTGGCGTGCCGTACTTCACGGACGCGCTCGGCCGATACCAGCCGACCCAGCTTCTGCGCGCCCGCGCGCAACAGGCCGCACTGACGGTGCCCGGCGTGATCGACGCGAAAGCCGTGCTTGTGCCGCAGCCGAACCGAGTGCTAACCGGTCAAATCCAGATCAAGACGAACGACGGAACGCAGGTGATCGCCCTATGACGAACGTCCCCTTTCCGTCCTTTGGCCCGGACGGCTTCACGTCGCCCGAGGAACTGGACATTCTGGCCGGGGTAGCCCGCGACTTCTCGGACGCGTTCGGCGGCGCGCTCAACACAAACGTCAGCACGCCCCAGGGCCAGCTGGCGACCAGCCTCGCGGCAGTCATCGGCGCGTTCAATGACCTGTTCGTCGACTTCACCAACCAAGTCGACCCGGCGTACGCCTCCGGCCGGATGCAAGACGCAATCGCGCGGATTTATTTCCTGACGCGCCGCGCCGCGACGCCGACGCTCGTTACCGGCACGGCATCTGGCGCGACGGGCGTCATCATCCCGGCGGGCTCGCTCGCCAAGGCCAGCGACGGCACGATCTATCAGAGCCTTTCGACGGCAACGATCCCGGCCAGCGGTTCGGTCGATATTCCTTTTGCAGCGTTGACGACCGGGCCGATCGCGTGCCCCGCCGGCTCGCTCAACCGCATCTATCGGACGGTGCCCGGCTGGGACAGCATCACGAACACCACGGACGGCACGATCGGCCAGTATCAGGAAAGCCGGGACGCATTTGAGGAACGGCGCGCCGCGTCCGTCGCGATCAACGCCAACGGCATCCTGCCGGCCATCCGCGGCGCCGTATTGAACGTGCCGGGCATTGCTGACGCGTACGTGACCGAGAATGCGACCGCCTCGGCCGTCACGATCGGGACACAGACGATTGCCGCGCGCACACTTTACGTTTGCGTCGAAGGCGGCACTGACGACGACGTCGCACGGGCCATCTGGACCAAGAAAGCCCCTGGTTGCGGGTATACCGGCTCGACCAGCGTGACGGTTGCGGATACGAACTCCGGGTACGTCACGCCGCCGACCTATACCGTCAAGTTCCAGCGCGCCGCGTCGCTCGCTGCCAATTTCGCAATTTCCATTGCCAACAAGCCAGACGTTCCGAGCGATGCGGTTGCTCAGATCCAAGCCGCGGTTACCGCCGCCTTCGGCCCGCTCGCCCGGATTGGCCAGACGCTCTACGCGTCGTCGTTCGTTTCGCCGATTGCGCAACTCGGGCCATGGGCGCGTGTGCTGACCGTCACGATTAACGGCGTCAACAGCCTCGGCGTCGGCATCAACCAATTTCCAGCCGTTGGCACGGTCACGGTCACCTTGGTATGACGGCCGAATATCCTCTCGCAACCGCACCGATCGCCTCGTCCGAACCGGGGCAAGTGATCGTATCGGACGACTACTTTTTCAATCCGTCCGTGACGCTGCTTTCGCAGTACGCGAACAGCCCGATCCTTCTCCAGCTGATCGACGATTTCGCGCAGTGGCTCGACCCGGCCCGGCCGTTCAACGAGTTTTTTGCGCTGATGTGGGATATCGACAGTGCGCAAGGGTATGGTCTGGACGTGTGGGGCCGCATCCTCGGCGTGGGGCGGGTGCTGGCCGTTCCCTCCGGCCAGTTCCTCGGGTTCCAACAGGACGCCGACGCGCAGCCGTTCGGGTTCGGCATCCTCTACCATGCGGCGCAACTGACCAACAATGTGGCGTTGACCGACGAAGCGTACCGCGCGCTACTGCTCGCCAAGGCGGCGCTCAACATCACCGACTCGTCGATCCCTTCGATCAACAACATCATGTTGTCCTTGTTCGGTCAGGGGTACGTGCGCGATAATGGGGATATGACGTTGACGTACGTGTTCACGGAATCGTTGACGCCCGTGCAAACCGCTATCGTTTATCAGTCGAACGTCTTGCCCAAACCGACGGGCGTTTCCTTCACGGTCGAGGTGCCCTGATGCAACTGTCTGATCTTCCGACGTGGTTCGCCAAGCGGTGGGGCGGCGACGCCACGTCCTCCTATATCCGCGCCGTACCGGCCACCACGGCAGATCCGAACGCGGCGTCCATGTCGCTCGGCTTCCCGCCGAACACGTTCGTCGCGGAAGGCGCCGGCGGTTCGCCGCCCGACGGCCGGGACTTCAACGGCATCCTAAATTTCCTGTCGGCCTGGGTTCAATGGTTCGGCGCGGGTGCGCCGGTGCCCTACAACCCCGCGGTCTCGTCTAACGGCGGATATCCGCGAGGATCGGTCGTCCTTTCCGCCAGCACGCCTGGGCTACTCTGGGAAAGCACCACGGACGGCAATACGACCAATCCGGAGGGTTCCTCCCCGGCTGGCTGGGTGGCCCGTGTCGGCCGGCGGGCAACCACCGGGGATCTGCAGGCCGGGACGAACGATCTGGTAGTTCCTACAGCTAAAGGGCTCGTCGACGCCGGGTATGATCCGGTCGTGTCGCAGTTTATCAGCTCGAGCGATGCCAGCGGCTACCGCGTGTATCGGAGCGGCTATAAGGAATGCTGGGGGCGGCGCACCGTACCGGCGGCATCGCAATTGCGCGTGACCATGCCGGTCACACATACCAACGGCATCCAACCGTCGATCGGCGCCGAAATTGCCGTCGGGACGGGCACGCCCAACCTCATCGGACTGCGGCCGGTCGAGGTGAACGCGTTCGTTCTCGTCAACAACGACACGACTGACCGCGTCGTATACTGGTCGACAAAGGGCGTCTGATTACGTAAAACTACGGGCTCCCCCAAACCTAGGAGACGCTCAAATGGCAAGCCATCCGGTACCCACGCCGACGCCCACGCCGACCCCGACGCCCACGCCCAAGACGGCGGAATAGGCGATGAACCACCCCGAGTACGTCTATTGGGCGATCCTCGTCGTACTCGGGGTGCCTGCGCTACTGGTCGGGCGTTCACCCGTACCGATCCTCGTCGGCGTCTGCTCCTTTGGTGATGCGGTGTTCTGGCGGTATTGGCCGTCTCCTCAGGCCGAAGGTTTCTATTTAGCCATCCTGTACGGTACGATGCTGATAATTACGGCACGCCTCCGTCTAGATGCCGCTGAGACCGTCAGTGTTGCAATCTGGTCGCCTATGGCTTTTTGTGCGCTTGCACAAGCGATCGGAGCCGAGCCGGTTTCATCCTATTGGATCATCTATAGCCTAGCAATCGTGCAGGTTCTCGCGTTTGCTTTCATTCGACGTTGGTCTTATAATACGATCCATCTGATAAAGCGCGACATTGCCGATCGCGACTTTGGGGGCCCTCATGTATGCACGGTGTAGACCTACTGGGGGCGGATGGCGGTAAGATGGCAGCAGCGGCACTGGCCGGGGCGGGCATCACCGCAGGCGGCGCGATCCCAATTCTCAAATGGTTTTGGGACAAGTTCGGTGACAAGCGGATCGAAGCGTTAACAAGCGAGCTGGCCGAGGTGAAATCGGCCCGCGAGAAAGACCGCGTCCATTACGAAGAAATGCGCCGCATGGACCGGCTCGAATGTCGGGAGGAAACGCAAGAATTGCGCGCCCGCATCGCCGATCTTGAGCGATTGCTGATCCAGTTCGGCGGCAGCAACCGGAACGCCATTCAAGCAGCCATTTCGGAAACAAACGCCCGAGTAACCGACTTGGGACACGGCGCATTCAAGATCGAAGGTCCGGGCAACACCTAGCATCACTACGGGTTTTGCCGTATACCTCGGGCGAACCATCCGAAAGGACTTCGACCGTGCAGGACTTCAAATTTCCTATCATCGTCAGCGGAAGCGCGATCCAGTCGACGCTATTCGCCGCGCTTCGCCTTCTGGCCGTGCTTATCGGCGGCGCGACCGCCATCATGGGTTTCGTCGGCAAGCGCGACCTATCCGGGCTGATCGCCTACGTTCAGTCGAGCGATTTCACCGCAGTGGCCGGTGCGCTCGCAGCGCTTTTTAGCGCAGCATACGGTCTGTACGCGACGTACAATCGCAAGCGCGAGCTGGTCGAAGTCGAAAAGGTCGTGCCGAACAGCCTCGTTGCCAAGGTCGACGCCAAGCCGAGCGACACGGTCATGCGAATCGTTCCGTTCCTCGCCGTACTGCTTCTGGCCGGCGCGGCCACCGGTCTGGGCGGTTGCGCGACGACCGCCCAGTCGGTGCGCCTCAACAGCGGCAAGGCGTTCCTGACCGCGCAACTGGCGCTCAAGTCAGCGCAGCAATCGACGCTCGCCGTGTGCCGCGTGCCTGCGCCGCGGCTGGTCGAGCCGTGCCGCAGGGCGATCGACGTGTTGCATACCGGCGCCCAGGCGGAAGCGGCCGGGTTTACCGCCCAGCAGGCGGGGAACGCGGCGGATCTTCAAGCGTCGATCCTCATCCTGACGAACCTGCCGGCGCAACTCGCGGCGCTCGGCGTGCTGGAGGCGAACTGATATGGCCAAAATGACCGAAACCCAGGCTGTCGAACTGCTTGGCGCGGCAACCGCCCTCTCCGCCCAGCTGGCCGCGTTGGTCCCCGCGCTCGTCCAGAACTGGCAAGCCGTGAAGGACGGGCTGGCGACCGACGACATGAACGCGCTGAACGACCAGATCGTTGGGGTCCACGCGGACGTTCAGTCGCTCGACGCACAGCTGCAGGCGCTCAAGGCATGAAACGCGCACGGCTGGCGCTTGCCGCTCTTGCGCTGCTCGCGGCGCCCGTTGCCGTCGCCCAGCTGGACGGCTCAGGAACCATCACGACCGGGGGCACATCGCAACAGGTGTTCGATGTCCGTCCTGGCCGCGCTTATCTGTTCTGCCAGAACCCGATTGCGGCAACCGAAACGTTGTTCGTCAACGCGCCGACTGTGGCGGGAACCACGAATGGTTCGTACGAGTTGGCCCCCGGCGGCGCGATCACTTTCGCCGGGGGCGGGTTCGTCCCGACCGGGCAGGTGTTCGTCACTGCGGCAACGACCGGCCATCGGTTCGTCTGCAAACAGGGGTGACGTGATGCGTTGGATACTCGGCGGGTTCCTTCTGGCTATTGCGGTTCCGGCCCATGCGCAACTGATCAACCCGCCGGTCGTCAAGGCGGGTAACGTCGATCTGTCATCGTATGCCACCAAGGCAGAGGTGCAGACGGCGACGACCGGGCTAGCATCTCAAAGCGCACTCGACGCGGTAGCGGCGGCAATCCCCGCGCCCGCTTCGACCGTACCCGGAATGGAAGTTGTCGGCGGCGCGGCCGGCTCGACAATGACCTTTCGCCGGGGCGACGCGGTGCAACCTCGCATTACACGAACGGTCACTTTTACGACCACAAGCGGCGGAACGGCCAGCGTTACCTGGGTGGCAATGCCGTCCGTACCGCTCGTTTTCCCGTTCGCCAACATCGCCAGCGGCGCAACGCAAGGTTCGCTCTGCTACCCGGTCAGCGGTACGATTACGACGACCGGTGCGACGATCAAATGCTTCACAACCCAGAGCGTGACGGTCAGTATCCTTGGTGCCGTCGTCGCGCCCATTACGACTGCTGCGGCCGGGGTTACCGGGCAAGTGCTGGCCATCCCGGCGAGCTAGCCTTTACGATAGCGCCGGCCAGCCCAGCCGTCGGCCGCCTTGATCGGCCACCACGACAGTTCCGGAGGCATCTGGCGCAACAGGTGTTCGACTTCCTGCACGTATGGGTTGAGCCCGGCGACCGGTTCGAGACCGAGCGTCAGCGGCTGGCCTTCGGGAATCTCGCACACGTCTTCGTCATAGACGCCCAGAACCATCGGGTAGCCGTGCGCTTCCAGCAATCGCTGGCCATACCGCTGGATATCTACCTCGACGCCCATGACGACATTCTCGAACAGCCGGCCGCCATAGGTGGGCATCCGAACCCAGCCGCGCGCACCGTAGTTCGGGTTGGTGTTCCACGTCATGAAACTGATTGACAGCTCGTCCGGGTTGCGCGCCGAAGGCGTCAGCCGGGGTTCGTGGTAACGCAGCGCTCGGCGGATCCCGTCGACCTGGGGCAACCGCAGGACCAGACAGTCGCCCTCCATATAGAAGCCGATGCCGCGATATTCGAAATATTCGCCGGGGTTCTGCACGGCCTTGATGAAATGGCCCTCAAGTCCATACAGTTCGTGCCGTTCTCGGCGCCAAGGCGGCCCGCGCCACTGGCCGCCCCACATTTCGACGATGGCCGGCGACGCCTTGCGCCAAGCGAGAATTTGCGCACGGATCACCTCGTCGGGTTCCTCCGAACCGAACGCACGATAGGAATTGATCCAGCCGCCGAAGCCGCAAGCCAGCTCCGAAACCTTGCCGATCTTCTGGCGGTCGGGATGGTGCTCGCCGTGCGTCGCAAAATATTCCTGGTACGCTTCAACCGGCGTTCCGGTGATCTTGCTCGCGCCCAACAGATAGATCGGCTTGTTGGTCTGGAACGCTTCGATCCGCCATTGCTCGCCGGCCAGACAGGCGGCCACCACGGCCTGCAGGCTGCTATAGTCGGTCGAGACCAGCTGGTTGCCGGGTCCGGCGACGAATAGCCCCCGCACGCAGCCCTGTAGCGCCGTCATCGCGTCGCCAAAGAACCGCTCGACCATGTCCAGCGAGCCGGTCGACATGATTTCGAGAACGTGGTCGACCATGGCCGATTCCCACTTGGACTTGGCGACCGCCGGTTTCAGACCGCCGCACCACGGGCATTGCGGGCTATGCGCCGCGGGGCGCTCGCACGACGGGCACCACGACAGCTTGGGCCCCGCCTTCGGCAAGTTGAGCGGCTGGACCGTATTGCCCGTCGGGCGGCCGGGCCGCGTGCCGTGGTGTACCATCAGGTCGCGAATACGGTCGTCTTTGCATAGCTGGTTCAACAAGCCATACATTTTCTTCACGCTCGCCGAGCCGGTGCGTTCGCGCAGTTCCAGCACACGTCGCGCGATCGGCGGTAGGTCGTCCCGCGCAAGCAATGCGTCGAGCGCGTCCGCGTCGAGCGAAGACGTATGGACGCCGTACGCGGCCAGCCAGCCCTTCAACTTCTCCAGTTGCGTCACCTTGAACCCGGTGATCTGCTCGCATTCCTGGCCATACCGCTCGAGCACTTGGTCGAGGATATCGAGGCACGCCATCAGCCCCGGGCGGTCGACACCCAGCCCGCGATGGTTCATCGCCTGGGTGGCCTGCCATGCAGCCACTTCATGCGGCTCGAGCGCCGGCAAGCGTTCCATGGCCGCCATTTCGGTGCGGACGTCCTGGTCGCAGTAAGCGCACAGCTTTTCGAAATCCTCGGGGTCGTCCTCCGGGTAGATACGCCGCGCCGGCTGGTCGGGCCGCTTGACCTTGCCGGTCTTTTTGTCGACGAGACCAACGATCGGCTGTTGCGGCACGCAGAACTTTTTGATGAGCCGCTTGCCTTCGGTGTCCTTTTGCTGGTCGAGCCCCAGCACCTCGGCCAGTGCGCCTAGGGCGGCCGGACGCTGTGCGACGAGCGCGGTTGCCATCGAACAGCGCCATGCGGTTGCCGGAAACATCGGCCAGCCGTATTTGGGGACGCATACGTTCTCGACGATCAGCCGTTCGAACATCGCGTTATGCGCTTCGATCACGCCGCCGGCCGTAACGTGCGCGAACAGGTCGAGAGGCAACGGCTGGCCGGGGCGCCAACGGCGGATGCCACGCCCGTCGCACAGGTCGTACGATAGCGTCAGAACCTCGGTCGACGGGTGTTCGCTGTACGCAGGTGCGCCGACCGCCGCAATGCCCGGATCCTTGGCGCCAGGCGGCGCGACCCAACGACCCAACGGATATTTTTCGGTCGGTTCCTGCCAGACGAACCCCGCGGCACTGAACGTCTCGAAATCCATCGTCGGTATGGGCATTATTCGGCCGCCAGTGCGTCAGGCTCGGCCGGCTTGCACGTCGGGCATTTGTGCGTTCCGCCCAGGCACTGCCAGCCCATATTGTTCAAGCCGCGGTTGATGAACATGTCATCGGTCGGCGGGCTCGGCTCGTTGCAAACGTCGCAACGGATCCGCACGAACTGGTCGTTCTTGTCGCGTTCGATCATGGCATCACCGGTTCGAAATCGCCGCTATCTTCGGCATCGAAAAAGTCGATGTCCGATCCGTCGCGCAGCTTGGCCTTTTTGCGCCAGCCGTAATCGTTCTCAAGCGTAACGCCCGCTACGGTAAACCACGCCCGAAACAGGCCGTCCCAGTCGATCTCGTCAAACTGACGGATCCGATAGACGAGGATATCCACGTCCTTGCGCTCGCCATCACGATAAAGGGTGCCGCCAGTTAGAGCGACGTGCGCGCCGAACTGCGGCGAGACGCTTTCAAGCGTGCGGCAAAAGGCCACGGCACGTTCGAGCGTCCAGTTGGTATTACGGAACATTTTTGCAGACTCCCTTCAAAAAAGAGCGGGCGGCGGCTGGTCGACCAATCCGCCCGCGTGAGGCTGGGGGTATATCAGACCATCAGGCCGCCGGCGCGCAACTGGTCGTCGGTCCAGCCGCTCGCCTTGTACTGGTCGTATGTGTACTGCGCGGCGGCCGTCATCTGCGGACCGGCGGGCGGCGGCGGCGGGGTCGTGGCGGTCACGGGCGGCGTCGGTGCGGCACCGGCGGTCGTAGGGGCCCGATAGCCGTCATACGGGGCAGCAGTCGGCGAGGTCGGCGCGCCAGCTGCAGGCGCTGCGGGGGTGGCCGCAGGGGCAGCGTTTCCCGCCGGAGCCGCGCCGCCACGCGAACCGAGCGCTTCGTTGGCATCGACACCGCCGCTCTGGACGATCAGTTCGCCTTCCTGCTCGAAACCGATCGTGTCGAAATTCATGTACATGCCTGGCGATTCCGTCGACTTGTTGGATTCGCAGGAGCCGCCGACCGAAATGTAATCGCCGCACTTGACCGCCCGACCCATCTTGTCGAAGTCGAGCCAGCCGGTGTAGGGCGCGGCGCCCGGCCGCATCGGATCGACATGGTTCACGACCCAGGCCTGCACGCTTGGCGCATAGCCATTCTGGAACTTGATTACCCAGCATCCGGCCCAGCCGTCATAGCGGCTGTACGGCTTGCCCTGGTCGTCATAGCCGTCGCCGTCGATGATCTTGTTCGCGAACTTGGGGTTGTTGCAGTCGGCCGGCAACGCAAGGTCGAACTGCACGTTCGGCGGGCGCTGGCCGGTGAAAAACTGCGGCCAGGAAGTGCGCGCGTCCTGATCGATCAGCGCGCGCTGGCTGTCGTAATCCGGCACGCCCGGAATGACGAGACGCTTCGCCGGATCCTTCGGGATGGCCAGCGCGACATAGAACGGGCAGTCGGGCGACCCGTCCTTGCGGAACTTGAGCGCGCCCGTGCGCTGGTCCTTCCGCTGCGGCTGGGCCTTATGGACGTCGCCCTGCACCATGCGGCCGACAAATACAAATCGTGACATGTTCTGGTCTCCCTATCAGCGACGCCCGAGGATTTTCGAAACGTTCGCATCTTCGAAAGCCACCAGCTTTTTGGCCGGTGCGCCCTTGGTCGTGTACGGGGTAATGACGGAGCCGTCAACACCCTGTTTGGTGATCGCATTCGGTGTCGGCAGCGCCACACCGGGCAGCACGTCGACACCGAACATCTGCACGACGCTGACCGCCTCGGCGATCTTGGCCGTATCCCAGACCCAGCGCGGTTTGGTCCATTCGAGCCGGTGGAACGGCACGGTCTGGCCGGTGTCGATGGCCTGCATCGCCTTGGTTTCCAGCACCTTCAACCGCGAGTTCGCCCGGTCGAGAGCCTGACGCAGCACGCGCATTTCGACGCCGATCGACGCCGGGTTCATGCTCGTCCCTTGCTGGCCGTGGATCACGTCGACCGAGAAGCCCCCGGCGCGCAAATTGGCCATGCAGTCCCAGGCGGCTTTGCAGTCGCCGCAATAATCGCCGGTGATGCACGGGGCGTCCGGCGCGCTCGCCTTGGCCGCTGCTGCGCGCAACTCGTCGATATAGCCACCCAGCTCGGCACCCGAGACGAACCATTCGCGCAGCGTACCGCCGTCCCCTTCCCGCGAAAAGCTGCGCGGCTGGGCGATAGTCAACGTGAACGACCAATCGCGCCAATCGGCGATTTTGGCGGTTTCGATCAGCGCGGCCGCGTAGGCGATCAGCTGCCAACACCGGTAGGCGTCAACGTACCGATGGCCGTACTTGAAGTCCCAGATATGGGCCGTCTTCCGCGAGAACTGCACGAAATAATTGTCTGGCGTTCCGTCGCAATCGGGATGGATCATCGTATGCGCAAAAACCCGCTGTTCGGTCTGATAATAGTCGCCCGGCTGGCATCCCTTGATCGTGTCGTTGATGTCGGTGACGAGTTCGGCGATCGCGTCGCGCATCTCCTGATTGACGGGCACGCCGTTGTCGGCGATCGCGTCGGGCGGCGTGTCGAGTTTCAGGATCGTGCGGGCCAACAGCCAATGCGCGGCGGTCCCCTCGCGGCTTTCGTCCGTCTCGTCTTCCGGCGGCTGGCGTTCCTGCATTGCGACCGAGCCGGGGCAATACCGCCAGATATGGGCGCTCGACGGCGCTAGGCGCGCGTGGTGTTCGGTCTGGGCGGTCATTTCGGCGGCAACTTGAACGAGGCGTTCAGCTTGGAAACCTGCACGACAGGCAACATGCGGTTGTCCTCCGGTATCAAATGACCGATGACCGGCATGGCTTCGGGCCAATCCGCCGCCAATTTCTTGCCGGTGGCGAACTGGCCGAGCGTACCGAACGCTTCGTTGTACGCCGTCTCGACCATTTCCCCGAAATCCTTACGGCGCCGCGCGAACTCTTGGAATTGAGCTGTCGCGGGATCTTCGGGCCCGTAAGCAACGCATCCCTGCCATTTCTGGAGGTCATGGAGAACAGGAAGCTTCTCACATTCGGGAATCCACCGGCCGTAGTTGCCGTTGCCGATTTGCTGATCGCCGACGGTGATTTTCTGGCCACCCGCGTTCACTTTGAGATTAGTCGTCGTGTCGATCGCATCGCGGCTGAACTTACGGATTGCATCGATATGACCGCGCACAGCCTTCGGATAGTGATGCTCGTACGCGACGCGGAACAACCTCCGGCTTTCAGCGACCAGTGCGGCCGCTTCTTCCGTGAATCGGTGCATTACGAGTGCTTTGGCCATGGCTTCACGGACAGATACGTTAAGTCGTGACATCTTGGTCGTCTCCCTTGGTTACGCCCGGGGCGCATTGTGCTGTCGTTTGAGCGCGGCATGTCGAAACTGCGCGCGCCCCCGGTCGTCAATTACTGGCCGGCGGCCATCGCATAGAAGGTTTCCCAGTGTTCCGGGTGGTCCTTCATATCCGGGAACTTGGCGACGCCGAGCGACTGCGCGTGGCCGTTCAGTTCGAGATACGGGATCGCTGGGTTGCGGATCGCGCTGACCGCCTGGACGAACGCCGCGAACGTCGGGAACCTAACGCCACCGTCCGACGCACTTTCGGCAGGCGCCGGCGCCGCTGGTTCGGCCTCCGTGGGGGCACTCGCCGCGGCCGGGGCGTTTCCCGTATCAGCCGACGGCGGGGGCGGTGCGGCCGACGTAGCGGGAGGCGGCGGGGCACTCGGGGTCGGTGCAGTGTCGGAAGGCGTCGGCGCCGCCCCATCGCTCGGCGTGCCAGTGGTCTCGGGCTCCCTCGGCGCGGCCGCTCGCTCCTGCAGCTCGCCGTAGATCCGACCGTACGTCACTTCGTCGACGCCGCGCCGCTTGCGCCACGTGCCGTCGGCATTCTTCGCCTTGTTGCCCGAATGGATTCGTTCGTCCCAAGGGATGCCCTCGGCGTCCGTCTCGTTCGGGTCGCCCGCGTCATCCGGCAGATGGTCGGTTTTCTGGGTCGCCAGTGCGATTAGCGCCTCGGACGGCAATTCCGTCATCTTGCCAGCGATACGGTCGCCCAAAATGGCAGCGGCCTGTTCTTCCGTGATGTCGGCCGACTCGTCGACGTACACCGAAACCTGCGGCAGGATACTCGTTGCGCCAACGTTTACGTTCGGCAACCGGCCGCCGAGCGAAGCCAACAGCGCGATCAACGCCGTCAGTTCGCCCGCGCTGGCGGTTGAGGTGTCCAGTTCGATCTTCATTTTTAGGGGTCTCCCTTGTGTTGACGACGGTCGGTCTACGGGCTAATGACGGACGCGTCAATAGGGAGAATTTGACCAGCCATGTCGACCTGGGAAATCAAAAACGGTGTTTGGATGATCGGCGATTGCCTTGAGCGGATGCGCGAGATTCCGGACAAATCGGTCGATATGGTTCTATGCGATCTGCCGTATGGGACGACCCAAAATGCTTGGGATTCGGTAATCCCCTTTAAACCCCTTTGGAGCGCGTACCGAAGGATTTGTCGCGGATCAATCGTGCTCACGTCTGCCCAGCCGTTCACTAGCGCGCTGGTTATGTCAGCACCGGATATATTCAAATACCAATGGGTATGGGAAAAGACTAAAGCGTCAGGTTTTCTAAATGCGCGACGTCGGCCACTGACTGCGCACGAAGATGTTCTCGTATTCTGCATGAACCAAATGCATTACAATCCTCAGGGGTTAACCGAAACTTCGGTAAATAATGCTCGAAAAAACAAATCCGGAAACGGTAATTTTGGAAACGTCTCAAATAAGCCGTACATTCAAAAAGAAGGTAATTTCCCCCGGTCAGTGATTCGTTTTCAACACGAAACGAAACCGACACACCCGACCGCCAAACCCGTCGCTCTGTTCGAATACCTGATCAAAACATACACGAACGAAGGCGAAACCGTACTGGACAACACGGCTGGCAGCGGAACGACTGCGGTCGCTGCCGAGAATACCTGCCGTAAATGGATCTGCATCGAACGAGACCTAGATTACAGTCTCGCCGCTCTCGACCGGATCGCATCGCTATGATTCTCCGTCCCTACCAAGCCGAACTCGTCGGCCAGGTCGAACTGCAATGGGCGATCGATCATCGAGTCGTTCTCGCTCAACTCGTTACAGGTGGGGGAAAAACCCCCATTTTGTCGCAGGTTATCTTGGACCATAACGGCTTCGTCGCCGCGATCGCGCATCGGGACAAGCTGGTCGAGCAAATGTCGTTGATGCTGGGCCGTGCCGGCGTACGGCACGACCTGATCGCATCCGAGAAGACCAAGCGCCTCATTGCCAAAAAGCACGTCAAGAAACTGGGCCAATGCTGGTACGTGCCGGGCGCCCGGTGCCGCGTGGTGTCGATCGATACCCTCAAGAACGCCAAGGACATCGACGCGTGGTCCGCCCAGGTGACGCTCTGGATCGTCGACGAGGGACACCACGTCCTGCGCGCGAACAAGTGGGGCAAGGGCGTCGAGCGCTTCACGCATCCGCAATGCCGCGGCCTGTTGCTGACCGCCACGCCCGGCCGCCCGGACGGCAAGGGCCTCGGGCGCCATAAGCACGGATGCAACGGCGGGCCGTGCGAAGGGTGCAATGACGGGTTCGCCGACGTGATGGTTCTCGGGCCGCATATGCGTTGGCTTATCGACGAAGGGTTCCTCTGCGATTACGATGTCGTGTGCCCGCCGTCGGACCTGAGAGCGATGGAAGCGCCCAAGGGCGCCGACGGCGAGTACACCCAGGCGCAACGTCTGGCCGCCGAGCGTGCCAGCCATATCGTCGGCGACATTCCGGCCCATTATCTGCGGTACGCCGCAGGCCTGTCGGGCATTACCTTTTGCGGCACGATCGAAACCGCCGGCGAGACCGTGCGCGAATACCGGGCGCGCGGCGTATCGGCTGAACTGATCACCGGCGACACGGACCCGACCGTTCGTGACGACATTTTCGAGCGGGCCGAGCGGGGCGAGCTGCAACAGATCGTCGCGGTCGACGTGATCAGCGAGGGCGTGGATATTCCCGCACTGCAGGTCGGTTCGTTCGCCCGGCTGACCGGTTCCATTATCACGTGGCTGCAGCAGCTGGGCCGCTTGCTTCGGCCGATGATGACCGAGGCGTACAAGGCCGCCCGCACCCGGGAGGAACGACTCGCGGCGATCGCGGCCAGCCCGAAGCCGCGTGCCTTGCTGATCGATCATATCGGCGGGTTCGTGAACCCCCAGCTGGGCCCGCCCGCCAAGTTCCGCGACTGGTCGCTCGAGCCGCGTGCCAAGCGCAACACCAGCACCGACGATCAACCGGAGAATACGGTTTGCACCAACCCGAAGCCACTCGAAAGCACCGGCCAGCTATGCCTGAAATGCTACCCTCGGATCCACCGGGCTTGCCCGTATTGCGGCTACGACCCGAAGCCGAAGGACGGCGACCGGTCGGGACGGACCGCGCCCGAACATGTGGACGGCGACCTTGAGCTGATGGACCCGGCCGCGCTCGCTGCGCTGGAGGGGCGCGTTCTCGATGTGTCGATAAGCCGCGAACAGTTCGAGGCGGAAGCGCTCGCCCGGCGCGTGCCGACGATCGGTCTGCCCCGCCTCTGGGACGCGCGGTACAAGTCAAACAATTGGCAGATCGCCCTGCGCGAATCGATGGACGTATGGGCCGGCCGGCTGCACGCCCAGGGGCTTGCCGACCACCAGATACAGCGAGCGTTCTTCGTCACTTTCGGAACGGACGTGCTGACCGCCATGTCGCTCGACTGGTGCGAGGCGCAGGCGTTGAAGGAACGTGTTGACGAAGCGGTCAATAGGACATATGGCGTTGCTCTTGGATAGGAAGGAACCGACCCATGCCTAACGACCTTCTCGGCCGGGCCGTCACCGAAGCGCGCAACGACCTTGCGACAATCGATGCGGCCCGTGCGTCTGAACTGGACGCCGCCAAGCGCGAAATTTACGCGCGGTATTCCGATCGTCGATCCCGCGCAGTCGCGCAATTGCGCGCCGCGGAACAAGCCGTCGAAGTGGCCCGGGAAGCCGAGAGCCGCCAGCACCCATGGTTCGGCAAGCGCGTCTATCGGACCTTCACGATCGGGGAGGCGGATTTCGGCGTCGTGCAGGTGCGCGCGGTCGACACGGTCTTTCCGCGCAACCAGACCGCGCTGCCTCGCATGGGTGACCTGTTCATTCGGCTAATCAAGGCCAACGGCGAGCTGGGCCAAAAGTTCGTGCAGTGGGACGGCCGTCAAGACGGCAAATGGCATCTGGATACGAAGGGAGACACCGATGCGAACGGATGATGGTCGCCACGACCGCATGGCGGCAATGTACCGCCGGGGCGTATCGATGCCCGACATTGCCGCGCAGTTCGGCGTCAACCCGCCGGCAGTTCGAACCGCGCTCGTTCGGATGGGCGTCCATACGCCGACGCCACGTACGCACCGCGACACGCTCAAGGCGTCGCTTGCCGAGCACATGGCCAACGGCGGCACGCTCGAGACCTGGGCCCCGCCGGGCGCGCCGAACCTGTCGGGCGTGCGGAAACTATGGGCCGCGATCTGCGCGGACGTCGGGGAGACGGTCGGTTGAGCGAGAGCGGCAACCAAGACCGGATCCGCGCGCACTATACGGGCACGCTCGGCGCGCGGCTTTTCCGGAACAACGTCGGCGTGTTGCTCGACAAGACCGGCCGCCCGGTGCGCTACGGCCTGGGCAACGACTCCAAGGCGATGAACGAGACCATCAAATCCGGCGACCTGATCGGCTGGACGCCGAGACTGGTGACGCCCGATATGGTCGGGTCGGTCGTCGCTGAGTTCCTGTCGGTCGAGGTGAAGGCGGACGGATGGAAGTTCCCGCGGCCCGGCCCGACGCACGATGCGAAGGGCCGTCTGACCGCCTACGGTCACGCCATGGCCCAATTGCGCTGGGCGCAGATGGTGCGGGCCGAAGGTGGGTCGGCCGGCTTTATGATCGATCCGAACCGGGGGTTTGAGCCATGCTGAAGGATGCTTGGTTGAGCGCCTGCGGCGTGTGGCGATGGTCGTTAACTCGTCGTTGGTCTGATGCGCCGATGTTGGTTGTGTGCATGCTCAACCCATCGACGGCCAACCATTTGATAGACGATCCGACAATCAAAGAATTAACCAAGCGTGCAAAGACGTGGGGTTACGGCGGAATTTGGGTGATAAACCTTAACGCTTTTCGTTCTCCCCACCCGTCTGTCCTTATGCAGCAAGACGAATGTACGCGCGAAGGGCCGCTTAACTATCAAGCGTGGGACGACGCGCTACGTTATGCCAAAGCATCAACAAGCCGTCCCAAGGTGTTAGCTGCGTGGGGTAATGGCGGGTCGCCTGGGCGATTTGAGTTTTGGTGCGATCTACACGAAATCGACCTGTACTGTCTGGGCACGACCCAAAGCGGGGCGCCAAAGCACCCGTTGGCGCGTGGGGTTCACCGCATTCCGGCCGACCAGCC